AGGCGTTTACCGGCCTTGGTGCGCTCGGTCAGTTCAGTCCAACGCAGTTCAGCTCCGGCTACACGGCTCCCGGATTGTCTGGAGCTACGCAGTTTGGCAATCAGTTCGCCGCGCCGGGGGCGTACAACCCGACGCAGTTCAGCTCCGGTTACACGGCACCCGCGTTGTCGGGTGCCACACAGTTTGGTAGTACCTACCAAGCGCCAAGCACTTACCAAACAGGGCAATTTAGCTCCGGCTACATCGCACCTACGCTTTCTGGTGCCACACAGTTTGGCAACCAATTCACCTCCCCCGGTGCGTACAACGCTGCGCAGTTCAGCTCCGGTCTTGGGGCGGTGGGCTCGGTACAGGACTACATGTCGCCGTATCTGTCCAACGTCATGGACATCGAGGCGCGGGAGGCGCGGAGGCAGGCGGACATCAGTCGCCAAGCGGAGCAGGCCCGCCTTGCGCAAGCAGGGGCATTCGGCGGATCGCGCCAAGCGATCATGGAGGCTGAACGCCAACGCAACCTCGGGACGCAAATCGGGGACATCACTTCGCGGGGTCTCCAGAGTGCCTATGACCGGGCACTGGCGCAGCGTTTACAGGAGTCTCAACTGGGGCTGGAGGCTCAACGCGGGACGGAAGCATCTCGTCAGTTTGGTGCTCAACAGGGCATGACCGCTGCGCAGCTTGCCGCCCAGTATGGGCTGTCGGCACAGCAGGCACAGGAAGCCGCTCGCCAATTCCAAGAGCAACAACGTGCGCGGGGGGCAGAGTTTGGCGCAACCCAGGACTTGGAAGCCCAACGCCTTGGCGAGTCCTCACGCCAGTTTGGAGCGCAACAAGGAGCACGTTCAGCGGAAGTCGCCGCCCAGTACGGGCTTGATGCCCTAAGGCAAACGGAAGCAGCCCGCCAATTCCAAGAGCAGCAGCGTGCGCGGGGGGCAGAGTTTGGCGCAACCCAGGGCATGGAGGCTTTGCGTCTCGGTGAGCAGGCCAAGCAGTTCGGTGCCCAACAAGGCATGACCGCTGCGCAAGAAGCGGCGCGGTACGGGTTGGCAGGTCTGCAACAGACTGAAGCAGCGCGGCAGTTCCAAGAGCAACAACGTGCCAGGGGCGCGGAGTTTGGCGCAACTCAGGGGCTGGAAGCCCAACGCCTTGGCGAATCTTCTCGCCAGTTCGGTGCCAACTACGGGCTCAGTGCTCTCAGGGATATGATGTCCGCAGGGGAGCGTCAACGTGCTATCGAGCAGGCACCGCTGGACTTCAAGTATCAGCAGTACCAAGAACAGATGAAGTACCCGTACCAGCAAGCGACGTTCATGCAGAGCTTGCTTGGCGGCTTGCCGTTGGAAGCGCCGCGATACCAGCCTGAACAAAGTGCACTGCTGGCTGCGTTGCAAGGTCTTTTCGGCGCGAAGATGATAGCGGGGGATTGACATGATGAACGCCGGACTCGGGGCTCTGGTTCCCAATGCGCCCAACCTGATGCCGGGGCAAGCTGCGCCCAACATGGCTGGTATGTTGCCCCAGCCGTCGCAAGCCGCACCTAATGCCGTGCCTAGCACGGTGGCCGCACTGGTGCGTTTACCTCCTGAGGTGCTACAGCAGCTTTACCGCAATCCGCCAAAAGGTGTGCCTACGTACGCCATCATTGCGGCACGAGACCAGCAGATAAAAGACGCGCGCCTGCGTCAGGCGCAGCAAGGCCTGATGGCGCAGCAACAAGTTGCAGGGCAGCAAGGGACCGTGGCAGACAATGTCATGGGCATGGACACTGTCTACGCCGCCAGTGGCGGGGAGATGCGCGTGCAGGGGTTTCAGTTTGGCGGGGCACCGCGTGCAGAAACGCTGTTTCCCGTGGATGGCGTCGAGTTGTTCCGGCCCAGAGAAGGCCCCGAGCGCGGCGAGTCACGTGACGAGTACGAGGCGCGTAAACGCAGAGAAGCGGAAGAGGCAGATGAAGTAGCCAACCGCCCGCTTCGCCGCGCCGGAAGAGCGGCATACGAGTTTTTGCGGTCTCTGTCAGAGGGGCCGCGTCAGTTTGGCGAACAGGTCGCGCGTGAACGCGGACTTCCTGCTGCCGCACAGGCGACGCAGCAATCTACGCCCAGCACCACATCGGCTGTTTCTCCGGCAGCGCAGCGTCGCGCAGCGCAGGTTTCTGGCCGACGCGGGCAAGCGGCAGCACCACTTGAAGAAGCCCCGCCGCCCGTAGACAGAGGCCTCGGCGCTGCCGCGCTTGCAGGCGCAGGTAGAACGCCCCCGCCCGCTGCCACGCAGCAGCGGCAACAGCCCCCGCAGGAAACGCCGGAATACATTCGGGAGCTGGTGACTGCGCTGCAAGGCGCAGGGCAGATGCCGCCGGAGATTTTGGAGCAGCGCAAGGCGCTGGCGGCTGCGCAGCAGGCACAGCTCGATCGGCAGCGTGCCGCTCTTGACCGGTATACCGCCAGCATGCAGGAGTCGGACGAAGACAAGCGCACGCGCCGAATGGCGGCTATCTTGAAAGGGCTGGCGTCTGCTGACCGCTTGGGCCCGGGATTGGCCGCAGCGGGTGCTGCCGCAGGCGAGTCCGATGTCGAGGCTCGCCGCGCATCGCGCGAGGGCATGAAGGAGGTCATGACGCTGGAGGACGCAGCGGCGAACCTCCAGATCGCCATGCAACAGCAGGCGCTCGCCGACGCCACAGGCGACTACAAAGCCAAGACCGCTGCGGCCATCGCCGTTGCGCAGGCGCAGCGCGACTTGCAGAAAACGATGTTTGAGCAGGGCATTGCCGCGCGTGAGGTAGGGGCAAAAGAGGTGGCGGCAAGTAACACCGGCCTTTCTCGTAGCGGTTCGACAGACAATACGCTGCTGCGCGAGCGTGCAGATGCGCTAAGCAAGCGTATAGAAACACTGGCGAAGAAAGCAGATCCGCTGTCGCCGTATTCGCAAGCAGAAAAAGCAGCAGCCCAGAAGCAGATGGAAGTGCTGCAAGCGCAGCTTGACCGCTTATTGGGTTTAGCGCCTGCGGCGCCTACCACCGCCTCCGACATACCGCCGCCCGGCGCAGTTCAGAGAGTGAAGTAAGGAGCACGAATGCCCTCGTATGACGTTACCGTAGAAGGCGCGGTTTACCGCGTCGATGCTCCTGACGAGAACACCGCTTGGCGCTGGGCCAACTACACGCACCAGCAGGGGGCGGCAACGCCGCCGCAAAAGCGCACAGGCGCCGGTGCAGCGCTGGCTACGGGTTTTGAAGGGTTCCTCGACCCCACCATCACGGCGGGGCAGGCAGCGGTTGGTGACGCCAACAAGGCAGCGGAGGAAGCGCTCAAGCGCGCGGCCAACTCGCCCTACGCCAGTCAGGTGAGCTGGGACAAGGTCAAGGAGAAGTTCAACACCGAGGGCGTCCTTGCAGCGGCGGCAGAGGTCGCACGGCAAGCGCCGCTTGCGCTTTTGGAGCAGGTTCCGCAGCTCGCGGCCACCCTGGGCGGCGCCTACGCAGGCGCCAAGGCGGGTGCTTTGACCTCGCCTGTCACGGGCCCGGTCGGGCCTATTGCGGGCGGTGTGTTTGGTGCAGCGGCGGCGACGGCGCCCGCGATATTCGGTTCGAACATCATCCGCCAAGCGGCGGAGCAGCAAGAGCGGGGCGAGGCTGTTGACGTCAACGTGCCTGCGGCAGCGGGCACTGCGGCGGTGCAGACGGCCTTGGAGAGTGCGGCCACGTTCATCCCCCTGGGGCGGCGCGTGGTGCGCGGTGTCTTCGGCCCGCAGGTCGACGCCCTCTTCAAGCAGGGCAAGACGGAAGCCGCCGAGGCGCTGGCGCGAGAGTCGCTGGCGCGAGAGTCGCTGGCCAAGACGCTCGGCAAGGGCGTCGCCGTCGGTGTCGCGGCGGAAGCTCCCACGGAGGTCGTGCAGTCCGTGTTGGAGCGGTGGCAAGCAGGTCTGCCGCTGCTGGACGAGGATGCCCTCAAGGAGTACGGTGAGAGCGCCTATGCCGGTGCGCTGGTGGGCGGACCCGTTGGTGCCGCAGGCCGTGCCTACGGACGCTCGGGCGCCCGGGCCGAGATCCGTGAGCAAGAAGAAGCCGCTGCTGCCGAGCAGCGTCGGGCCGCAGCGCAGGCCGAGCAGGAGCAGCGCGAAGCGCCTGACTACATCCTGACGCTGAACGACGAGTACCAGAAGCTGCTGGCGCAAGAGAACGCGCTCAAGGCGCAGCGCAAGAAAGAAACCAAAGAAGCGCCGCTGACGCAAGAAGACAAAGACAACAACGAGCTGATCAACCGACAGCTTGCCGAAATTAAGGACCCCCTTGCGCAAGCACGCAAAGCATTCAACGACGCAGGCGGCCCCCCGGCGCTGAAGAAGGTTCAAGATGCACGGCGCACTGCGGCGCTCAGTCCGCAAGAAGCCTTCCTCGAAAGCCTCGGTGTTTCCGCAGCAAAGCCGACGCCTTCGGCAGAAGCAGCAAGCATAGAGGAAGCAGCGCTTGAGTCTGCGGCGGCGACCGCGCCTTCGGCGCTTCAGCGCTACGCACAAAACCGCATAAGCCTTGCAAACGAGCAGACGTTCGGCACCGCTACTGCCAAAGACTACGTCGACTACCTGCTGGAGCGCCCATCTCTGGCACAAAAACTGGTAGACGAAAACCAACAGCTCCCCGGCATAGACAGCAAAAAGCTGAGCAACAGCGTTTTGTCTGGGTTGCGGCTGGCGCTGGCTGAGCGCAAGAAGCAAGCAGCCAAAGGCAGGCCGCTTGAAGGAACGCCGCTGTCACAGCTTGAAGCTGAAGAAGCTGCTGCACTGGAAGATGTATCCAGAGAAGAAGCTGCGCGTCTTGCAGAGACAGAAGAGCGGCGCAAACTCGGACCGGAACTGACGGCACTCCAGCGCATGCGTGCGCGGCGTTTGCCCGAGAGCGTGCGCGAAGAACCTTACATCGAGGCTGTTGCGGAGCGCGCCGCGCGTGCTGCGCCCGCACCGGAACCGCAGCCTTCTGCTGCTGTCGGACAGATGCAGCAGCTCCTCACGGGGCAAGACGTAACGTACACCGCAGAAGAGCCGAAAGCACGGCAACTGCGGCGTGTGCCGACGGAAGGGCTGACTCTTTTTGGAGAAAGCCAACGCGAGGCTGAAGCCGCCCCTGCCAAGACGCCCGATCCCAAGCAGCTTCGCGAGCGCATCAATCGTGCGCTGCTGAACCCGAACCTTTCCGACGAGGCTTACGACCTGTTGCGGCGGGCAGAAGACCTCATGCCCGACGTCGAGACGCGCATCGCTACGCGCAGGGCAACCGCCGAAGGGCGCACCCGGGAAGACGTCGCACAAACGGCGGGGTTGCTGGAGCTGCTGGATCAGCAGCTCACCCGTATTGAGCGTGGGCAGGAGGGTGTGCCGACAGCGGGACGCACGCTTGTCCAAGATGCGGCGCGCCGACCTGCATTGGGCGCAAGCGTTGTTTCGCCGTCCGAGGCGACGAAGGATGATATTCGCCTGCGGCGGCAGCAGACGTATGCGGACCTTGTAGCGCAAGGTTTTTCTCCTGGGGCAGCGGCCAAGCGTGCTTTCCAAATCGGCAAGCCTACGGCGCAAGCGCAAGAAGGCGCGCTGACGCGCTTCGACGTTCCGCAGCAACCTCAACGCCCCGAAGCGCAGGCCGAAGTCACACGCAAGGTGCCCGGGCGCATCACACCGATGGAGCCCCGCGCTGCCCGAGAAATGGCTCCGGGACCGGAGGCTGCGCGTCAGCCTGGGCGGCAGTTGGCGCAAGAACCGCGTCGAGGCACTATCCGGGGACGCGGCGCGCCGCTGTCACTGGCCGCAGAGATTGAGCCCTTGTTGCAGATGCAGGAGCGTGCGCGGGCCGAAGACGCGGGGCAGCAGGTGCTGTTTCCTGAGCTGGAGCGCGAGCGCGGCACCATTGCATCTACGCCGGAAGCATTCCGTCGACGGCTCGACCGCTTGAAGGCGGTGAAGGACGGCTACGCACGAGAACTGTTGCGCAAAGAAGCGGCGGTGCAGCCGCTTGAACAAGAGATCCGAGAACTCGGAGCGACGTTGGACGAGTACCAACGACAGCAAAAAGCGTTGCAAGACGCGCAGTTTGTTTTGCGAAATAACGAGGCGCTGCTCAAAGAGCTGCGCGTGACCGGTGCCGGTACTGAAAAACTCAGCGGCGGTATCGGTGCGCTTACGGTAAGCGAGAACACGTTTCAGCAAGCAGCAGACGCCTTGAACAGACAGCGGGTGTTGCTACTCAACTACGCAGAACAACGGCGGCGTGAAAAGGAAGCTGCGCCAAAGCTCAAAACAAAAGACTTTGCAGAAATCAGCAAGTTGCTTGAAGTGCAAGCCAGCGACGACGCGCGGTTGGCCAATGCACTGGCTTCTATCGAAGCCGAAGTTGAGCGCATAAACGCGTTCGAGAAAGACGTCTACAAGCAGTTTCCGCTAATTGAGCGCGCAAAGGAAGCCGCGCGGGAGCGCATGCGTGACCTGCACCGCCGCTACGGTACCGCGTCCGAGTTTTTAGACGGTCTCAAAACACTGCGCGGAAAGATTGACCGGCAGTTGCAGACGGCAAAAGACAGCTATCGCAAAGACCCGTACAACGAAGAACTGCGAGAGCTTGTTTTTGAGCTTTTCCAGCAAACGCGCGAGATCGATTCACGGATCGACCGCAACAAAAAGCTGATGAGCAAGATCTCTGCACAGGTAGATGTCGCTGTCGCAGAGGCCAACATCAATCGCCTGAAGGCTGAAGCTCCGGCAGGTGCGGTAAAAAAGGCGGCAGACGCGCTGGCGGACGCAAAGCGGCGCTTGCAAACGCTGCGCTCCGATCTTGCCAAAGCACAACCGAAACCCGCAGCAACACCTGTCGAAGAAAAGGAAAGGCCTGCGTCTGCGGTTGCGGAAGGGCCGTTGCAAGAAGTCATTTCTTACTCGGCCAATCTGAACAGGCATCAGCGCATGTTGGAGGCCATGCAGTTGCGTACGAAGACCGGCACTATTGTTCCGGCACTTTCCTACGCGCAACGGCTTGCCCGAGAGTCAGGCGCAGAAGTCAAGTTCTCTGTAGACGACCTTGCGCTGCTGGACAAAGACCCCAAGCGTGTGCTTAACGGGCTTGTCAGTCGTGCAACGGATCTCGAGAACAAGATCAAAAAAGCGGTGGCTAACTCGCGCGGGGCGGTGCTGCGCGGCGAAGTAGAACTGATCAACCGTTACAAGCAACTGGTGCAGGACTACGAAAACGCAGAGTCCTCGTTGGAGCGTTCGCAGATCGAGCCGGAACTGGACCTAGTTGCCAAAGAGTACAGCACCGCGCTCAATGAGTCTTTGGCCAAGCGCGTTGTTTGGAAAGGCCAAAAGCGAGATACGGCAGAGCTGCTCAATCTCTACCAAAAAATTGCCTATCTCGAAGAGCGGTTCTTCTTGCCGCAGGCGGCGGAAAAACGCACGTACCGCCCCGAGACAGAAGCGGAGATCGCGGAGCGCGAGCGCGAAGCTGCGGCCATTTTCGAGTCTCAGCGCGAAGCGCAAGCCGGTGCGGGCACGACTTCTGGCGAAGCCCTCACGCGTTCGCAAGTTGCAAAGCGCCGCAAAGCGCAAAAAACGCTGTACAGCAGCAAGGGTGTTACGGCCCAAGAAGAGCTGTCCAACGAGGCGCTCATCGAAAACGCCAAGGCCTACGCAACGGCGCAGGAAGTTGCGTTGTTGCGCAGCGCGCTTGAAAAACGAGATCGCCTTGAGCCGCTGACGGATCTTGAGCAGTTTGCGTACAACAGCGCCGTAGAAGCAAACCGCCCCAGCTTTGCGGACTTCGAGCCTCTGGCGGACGTCGTGCAAAAAGAGCGCAAGGGTACGCGCAAGCGCGGCGCGGCGTTGTCAGAGGAAGGCGCACTTTCTGAAGAAGCGCTGGATGTTATTGCCGAAGGGCGCGACATCGAAGAGGAAGTAAAGGCAGAAGAAGCCGCAGAGAAAGAATTTGAGCAGCGTGTCATGTACAGCGAGAGCGCTGCTACAGAAGCACCGCCAGAAAAGAAGAGTGTTGGTCGAGGCTTCTCTAAGAAAGAGATGCAAAAAGCCAACGAAATTTCTAGACTTTTCCGCGAGATCAAAGATGCGGAAGCAGAGTTGCAGGCAGAGGCGCAGAAGAGCCTAGAAAACAAAACGCTTCTTGCAGACCGCAAACCCCTGCTGGACCGCCGCAAAAAAGTCGAAGCGTTGCGCAGCGAGCTTCAGCGATTGCTGAAGAAGGAAAAAACGGTTGCCGACGACGACGAAGGGGGTGTTGAGCTGTCGCGCGGTGCAACCGCCACGCCGTCCACTACCGCCACGGTCCGCGCGGAGTTGGGCAAAATGTTCCCTGACCTCGGTCGGGTGCAGATCTACGACTCGGTTGACGCGCTCGTCCAGGCCAACCCGCAGTACAAGGGGCGCATCCCGGCGGATGCGCGGGGCTTCGTGGACTCGGCAGGCAACAAGGCCTTCCTGATCGCGGAGAACATCGACCAGGGCCGTGCGTTGGGCGTGCTGCTGCACGAGGTTGGTTCGCACATCGGCCTGAAGAACACGCTTGGTGAGGCCCAGTACAACGCGTTGGTCAAGGCAGTGCAGACGTGGGCCAAGAAGACCGACGGCAGCACCGAGGCCAAGGTCGCCCAGGCGGCGCTGGCGCGTGTGGAGGCGGCGCAGACACCGGCCAGCCAGCGGGCAGACGAGACGCTGGCCTACGCCATCGAGGAAGCGGTCAACGCAGGCGTCAAGCCGATGGAGACCAAGAGCGTCCTGGGGCAGTGGCTCAGCCGCGTCGCCCAGCTCTTCCGCCGTGCACTGGAGAAGTTCGGCCTGCCGCCCAAGGCGCTCGATGCGCAAGGGCTCGTGGACATGGCGTTCGGTGCGGCCAAGATGGAGATGCGCGGCATGCGCCCGGAGGGCGCTGTGCCGAAACGCGGCGAGCTGCTTTTCTCCCGCAAGACCGACTACGCCCCCGGACTCGCCGCCGCAGGCAAAGTCTCGGAGCAGCTTGTCGGAGGCCAACGCTCGTTCGTCGACAAAGTCAAGGCCAACCTGCTGGGCTTCCGCGCGCAGGTGGTAGACAAGCTCGCGCCGCTGGAGAAGGTCGCCTACGCCAACATGGACGACATGAAGGCGGCGCAGTTGATGTTCTACATGCGCATGTACGACCAGCGCAACCACTTCACGTCGGAGTCGCTGGCCACCGGGGTGCCGGAACGCAAGGAGATCGTTCGCGCAGACGGGCGTAAGGAGTTCGTCATCGAGTCCAAGCCCGGTGCGAACATCAAGCAGATCGTCGACAGGCTGAGCACCAAAGCCGTCGTCAAGGAAGCAGGCAGCGTCGACGCGGCCAACAGGCTGTTCACGCTCTACACCGCCGCCAAGCGTGCGGATCGTGTGGGCTACCAGAAGCTCGGGTTTGGCCGCGCCGCCGCCGAGGCAGAGCTGCGCCAGATCGATGCCGATCTGCGCTCGCCTACGCTGGACCCCAACGACCGCAAGCGCCTGCTCCAGCGCAAGGACTACTTGGAGAAGAACGCCGCCCAGATGCCGAGCGAAGCCGACATCCGCGCCGCCGTCAAGGAGATCGAGGCCAACACGACTCTGCGCGATGCGTTCAAGGATGCGCGGGAGATGTACAACGAATACAACCGCAACCTGCTCAACTTCGCCGTGCAGGCGGGCACTATCTCTGACGCCGAGGCCAAGCGCCTGCTTGCGGCCAAGGACTACGTCCCGTACTACCGTGTGCGCGGCGGCAACGCCGAGCTGGTGATCGGCGGCGAGAACCCCATCCGCATCGGCAACCTGAAGGACAACCCGCAGCTCGAAGAGCTGGTCGGCGGCGAAGAACCCATCTTCGACTTCCTCACCAGCAGCGTGCAGAACACCTCGATGCTGCTCGACATGTCCCTGCGCAACTTGGCGGTGAAGAACGCCATGCACGAGCTGCGCGACGTCGGGCTGGCCAAGGTGTACTCGGAGCGCAACGAGAAGGGCAAGCGCCGCTCGGTGCCTGACAACGCCGTGAAGTTCCGCGTCAAGGGCGAGGACTGGTTCGCCATCGTCAACACCGACGCCGCTGGCGTGCCCTCTGATCTACTGGTCAAGGGTCTGGCGGGCATCCCGACGATGCTCCCGGCAGTGGTGCGGATGATGGCGGTCCCGGCGCGCATCCTGCGCCGCGCCATCGTGGCGTCCCCTGTCTACGTCGCCCGACAAGTCGTGCGGGACTCGGTGTCCGCTGCGCTTGCCAGCGGGGCCAACATGACGCCGATACTGAGCAGCCTGCGCAAGATCCGCAAGAAGGGCGCGCTCGACGCGCGGGGCGTCACGGGCGGGCAGGTGTTCACCGGCATGCCTGAGGACATGGCGCGGTTGCTGCGCGAGATGCAGACCGGCAGGCCTGGGTGGGCCAAGGCGTGGAGCATGATGGAGCGCGTCGCGATGGAGGCGGATGCCACCACTCGCCGCGCCCAGTACGACAGCTACCGGGAGCAGGGGCTGTCCGAGATGGAGGCAACGCTGGCGTCGCTGGAGTCGATGAACTTCAGCAGGCGCGGGCTGTCTCCGTCGGTGCACTTCGCCAACGCCGTCATCCCGTTCTTCAACGCGCAGATCCAAGGCCTGGACGTGCTGTACCGCTCGCTGCGCGGGCAGATGCCGTTCGACAAGCGCCTGGACATCCGCAACAAGCTGCTCACGCGCGGCGCGCTGCTGGCCGGTATGTCGCTGGCTTACGCCGCGTCCATGCAGGACGAGGAGGAGTACAAGAACGCCCGCCCCGACGAGAAGTACGGGAACTGGTTCGTGCGCATGCCGTTCTTGGACGAGTACGCCGACGAGCCGGTGGTCGTGCGCGTGCCGATCCCGTTCGAGCTGGGCTACATCTTCAAGTCGCTGCCTGAGGCGCTCGTCAACACGATGGCGTCCGAGGAAGGCGGCAAGGAGGCGCTGCAAGCGCTGAAGCAGATCGCGATCAACACGATCCCAGGCGGCTCGTCTTACGGCATCCCTGCTGCGGCCAAGCCGCTCATTGAGGTCGGCTTGGGCCGGTCGTTCTTCACCGGGCGCGACATCGAGTCGATGCAGGAGCAGCAGCGCGAGCCTGGGGAGCGGTTCCGCGACGGCACCTCTGAGGTGGCCAAGGCCATTGGCCAGACCTTCAACGTCTCGCCCATCAAGCTGGAGTACCTGCTCCGGGGCTACACCGGTAGCCTGGGCGTGGCGCTGGTGCAGTCGCTGAACTTCCTCACGCCTGCCCCCGAGGGTTCGGAGAAAGCGCTCAAGCGCCTGTCTGAGCTGCCTGTGGTCGGCACCGTGTTCCAGCCGATGGACGCCGGAGGCATCATCGACGCCGCCTACGCCCGGGTCAACGAGATCCGCCAAGCGCAGGAGACCCACGAGAACATGATCACCACCGGACGCACGGCGGATGCCCAGGCGTATCTGGAGCGCAAGGCTGATGAACTGGCGCTGGCGTCGGTGGCCGGTGATTTTCGCAAGCGCATGGGGGACGTGACGAAGGCCGAGCGGGCCATCCGCGACGCGCCGTCACTGTCCGCGCAGGAGAAGCGCGAGCGGCTCAACGAGCTGCGTCAGGTGAAGCTCCAAATCGCCTCCGCAGCTCGGGCGATTTTCGATAGAAAAACACCCCAAGCCGCCCCTGCTTGACGCAGTAAACTGCCGCCGCGTCACGCAGTTTGTGACTAACGGCGGCAAGTAAACCTGCACTACGTGTCGCTTCGAGATCAAGGGCAGGGATGAAGAATCCCTCCCCTTTCTCTAGCTTATCCCACGGCAGCTTCGTTAGCTTGACTGTCGACATCTTTTGGTCGGCTGATCATCATTGCGTGCACGCGCATCTGTGGACCGCGTGTTCTAGACGTCATGTCCTTGCGCAGGAACTTCACCGAGTAACCGTCGAGCCGCTGTATCTGGCGCTTGAAGTCCTCGTACCCGAACGACAGCGCGACGCAGTGTGACTTCATCACTTGCTCCTCGATGTAGTAGTCGACGTACCCCTTGCGGTCGATCTCGTGCTCCACACGCCCCATGATGCGGCTGCGCGTGATGGTCTGGTCGACAGTCTCCCCGTTACCCAGTGACGCCAGCAACGACCCGTCGCTCACGCGCACCACCACGAAGTGGCCGTAGTGCTCCCGGGTGAAGGCGTTGAGCACGTCCTCTGCGGAGCGCACCCCTGCGCGCACAACCTTGCGGGCCTTCTCGACCAGCTTGAACAGGCTGTTGATCACGGCGTCCGTCGGGATGTCGACCACGTCCGCGTACTTGCTGGAGGCCAGGATCGCCCCGGCCACCACCGCCGCACAGCCCGCCGCCCAGAACCGCTCGTCGCCCGACATGCGCCACGTCTGCTTGAGCTGCTCCTCGGCCAGCCGCACCACGCTGCGCGCTGTGTCCTGATGCTGGACGAGCCAGCGCAGGTACTTCTCCCCCGCCACGCCGTAGTTGCTGTAGAGCAGCTTGAGCGTCTCGGTCTCCTCCGGCGACCAGTTCAGCGCTTCGTTGGGCGTCCACTCCAGCATGCGGAACAGCTCGCCGTTGGACGAGTGCTGGCGTGAGCCAGACATGTAGTCCTGCATGTGCATGTTGCTGGTCAGGAAGGCCAGCAGGGACCACGACACGTTGTTGATGCGTTCGCGGTTGGCGTAGACCTCGGACTTCTCCTTGCCTTTGCCCTCCGCCGTGTCGAAGATCAGCCCCGGGAACCACTCCATGTCCTGGCGGGACTTGTGCGTGATCTCGTCGCTGACGAACGGCAGGCTGTTGAGGTTGCCCATGCGCTGCTGCATGGTCACGGGGCTGGTGGACTTGCCTGTGCGGTAGTTGACCGGGTGCCCCATGATCGACGCGATGGCCGTCAGGGTCAGCGACTTGCCCGTGCCTGACTCCGTGGAGCCCGCATGGAACGTCAACGCGCTCATCTGCGTGAACCGCATGAGTGGCGAGCCGAACCCGATGCACAGCATCGCCAGCATGTCGTACAGCCGCCGCTTGACCAGCATCTGTGGGAACTTGCGCCAGTTCTCCAGCGTGCCCATCGGGCGCGTGGCGCGGTTGAGGTTGGCCAGATCCGGCATCGGCACGGTCCGCTCTGTGCCGTTCTGGAAGAACACACGCCCGTTGTAGACGAACGTCCCGTCCTCTTGCCACCCGTACTGCTGCGGCACGCGCACCGCCTTCTTGGTCAGGCTCGCCTCCTCCACACAGGCGCGAATGTAGTCGAACAGGTTCTTGTCGTTGCCTGCACCGAACGAAGCCAGGATGTTCTGCTCGGCCAGCTTCTTGACGCAGTCGTCCTTGCTCACCGTGTACCGCTGCGGCATGAGGATGTCGACCGGTGCGTCCTTCTTGTTGGCCACCATGTGCACGGTGTGCTCGCCCTCCTTGACCAGCAGGTCGACCACGAACATGTCGTAGGGCAGCAGCATGACGTTCTGCTTGCGCTTGGTACCGTCCGCCTCCTCGATGATGCGCTCCACGTAGATGCCGCCGTTGGCCCCGTAGCTGTACCCCTTGGGCGGCGCAGGGCGCATGACCTTGATGGTCTCGCGCTCTTCGGTGATCTCATCGACCTTGTGGATCTCGACCTCTTTCTCGGCGTTGTCCGCAAGCAGCTCGCGACCCAGGGCCAGCGGGTTGGTGATGTTGCTCCAGTGCTTGCAGCCGCTGCACACGCCGGGGTTCACCCCTTCGAGCTTCACGCACGAGTACGGCCCCTTGATCTCGTTCAGCTTCGTCCGCATCCGCGTGTCGTCGTACGGGTGCAGCTTGCTCAACCACACCGCCGCGCGCTCCCCGTCGGTGCAGAACTTGGCTTGCGACAGCAGCCCGCGCCACAGCGGCTCCATGCCCTCTTCTGCGGCGTGCTCGACGTAGTACGCGAGCTGCGCGCAGCCGTCGCCACGCTTCGTCCGATCGACGATGTTCTTGAACCTCGACGTCGTGTTCTCGACGAGCTTCACGCGGGTGGGGGAGGCGTTGGTCGGGCGTTGCCCGGGCAGCTCCAGTGCAGGCAGCGCAGGGCCCGCCAGCGGGTCGGCCTCGACCAGCGCAAAGACCGCGTCGCGCAGCGCCTCGAACGCCACCGGACGCCCCTCCAGCAGCACCTGAACCGGGCGGGGCTTGGGGTATGCGGGCTTGAAGTTGATCGTCCCCGGGATGCGCAGCACACGTGCGGCGTCGGCGGTGACGGTCATGTCGATGGACAGGTCCCGGGCCTTGCACAGGCGCTTGAACCGCTCTGCCAACGGGCGCCACTCGGGGATGCTGACCTCGCGGTCGAAGGACCAGTAGCAGTGCAGCCCGCCGCCGCTGGCAACAACCCACGGGGCGCCAAAGCGGTGCAGGCCAGTGTCGTCGAGGAACCCGGACAGGGCGTTGGCGGCGTCCTTCTTGGAGGCGTAGCCGTCCATGTCGATAAACAACGCGCGAACGTAGCGCGCGTTGACTGCTTCTCTGCTTCCTTTGTTCTCGAATGTGGATAGTGCGAAGTAGACATCAAACCCTCTGCCTACCCACGCATCGATTGTTTCTTCGTTACTGGCTAAGTCCTCTACGAACACGTGGTCGCGCTTGGGTGCTTTGTACCCTGCAAGACAGTAGTATCCGTGACCGGGTGACGGAAGGACAGCCGCTAGAAAATCGAGCGGTTCCATGAAACTTCCCCGGACTTAGCGCTGCGTGTTCGCGTCGATCTGTTTCTCTAGCGCATCGACAAGCGCATCGACCCACTCCTTCGGTAACCCTTCTGTGTTGTACAAGCGCGCGTAGCGTGCCAGTTCTTCGGGCGTCAGACTTTGCGGTTGAATTCTTGGCATGCTTGTATCCACGCTGTATCTGCGTTGGTGCTGGATTGAAGGATGTCGATCAGCTTCTCCACCAACGGACGATAGGGGGCGAGCACGTCACCCCCGACGATCCAGTTGTAAACGGTCTGGCGCGAGGCGCCAGTGAGCCGACCGATACGCATGACGGAGAAGTCTAGATCGACCGCCAGCCGCCCCAGCTTGTTGCCGAGCGACCGGTTGCCGTGCTTCACCGTGGTGATGGTTTTGACTGCGTAGGGCATGGTGTGGGGTGGGGTGGGGGCGGCCCCGGCGCAACCCGGGGCTATCGCGGTGCGGAGACACTCAAGCGAGAACACCGCTCACGGCGCTGACCGCCGCCCCCGTAAGGGGTCAGTCGTCGTCCCAGTCCGCAGCCAGCTCAGCCAGCCGAGACTTGCCCGGTGCCGGGGCAGGGGCGGGAGGGTCTGCGCGGCGCACTTGCGGCTCCACGTCTTCCTCTTCAGGCGCAGGCTTCGTGGCTTCAGCGGCCTTGCGCGCCTCGACCACAGCCTTGGGCGGGCGCCCACGACGTGGGGCGGGAGCAGGCGGCTCGGCCTCCTCCGCCACCGGAGCGGGTGCAGGAGCAGGCACCGGGGCCGGCGCTGCGCCGCGCGGCGGCGCACCGTCCAGCTTGAGCCCTCCGACCTTGTCGGTCTGCGCCACCGTCATGGTGATCGCCGCCTTGGCGTCGTCCGTCTGGCCTTGCTCCTGCACGATGGCGTACTCGTCCTCGTTCAGCCAGCGCATCGGCTTGAAGCACAGCTTCGGCGCCTCCGCCTTGGTGTCGAACTTCAGGCGGGTGACCACCGTCTCGACGCCCACGTTCTGCGTGGCCAGCAGCCGCGCGTAGGCTTGCAGCGGCATGTTCTCGCCCTCGGCCTTGCCGAACAGCGACGCCGCCGGGACCTGCAACTGCATGACATCACCCTCGATGTCGTTGGCCAGCACCACCGCCAGACGCTGGCTGAACCGGCAGGCGCGAGACTCGCCTTGACCGGAGCCCCGCACGTTCTGCGGGCACGTGGCGCAGCGGTCCGCCTGGGGGTTCTGTGCCGAAGCATCAGGACGCTCGCCGTCCGCACTCCAGCAGTCCGGGCCTGCGGGAGAGTCCGGGTCGTACGACTTGAGGTAGAACGTGCGCCCGATCTTGGGCGCGGCGGAGACCACGACCACGTCGAGGTAGCGCTCATCGATGGCCGCGACTTGCTGGCCGTCCACCAACAGGCGGAACACGCCGCCCTTGATGGAGATGCGCTTGCCGCCCGCACCACCGCCTCCGGCGAGGGCCTTGGTCAGCGCGGATGCCGCCGCAGTGCGTGCGAAGGCGGGAACATTGGAACCAGAAAACAGAGCGATATTGCTCACAGAGAACTCCTTACTTGGTGGAGGGTTTGCGGACAGAGACATCGAACTCCGTGTCGGAGTTCAGCCCCGGCGGCATCAGCGCGGGGTTCTCTTCCAAGAACTTCGCCATATTGCCTTGGTGAATACGTCGCTCAAGCAGGTCCACCGCTTCCTGCTCAACAACGAACGTCTTGAAAGATTCCCAGTCCTGCGTGTAGAACCGAGTCTTCTCAGACAAGACCACGGTGCCGTGGTCGGTGCGAACGGAACGCGAGCCCTGCGAGAGCATCATGTCCTTGATCGCGTTCTTGACTTCTTTCTGCTGCTCTTTCAGCGCGTCGATCTTGGCGTCGTATTCAGCCTCGATCTCCGACAGCTTGGTGCGCATCTTCATGTAGATACGCACGAGCTTATCCAGAGGGATGACCTCCGGTGTGGGTGCTTCCATGCTTACTCCTTCAACGCAACCCGCTGAACTGCGGGTGTGTCTAACATTGTACAGGTCACTTCTTGGCCGTCAACCCCCTTTCCGCGATCTCAGACTTGAACAGATCGACCAGCAGCCGGTTGTCGTCAACCTTGCCCGCCAGGGCGGCGAACATCTTCTTCTCGACGGGCGAGCCTTGGATGTGGACGACGGTGACCTTGTCGCTGGTCTGCCCCTTGCGGTCGGCCCGGGCGCAGGCCTGGACGTACTGCTCGACGCTCATCAGCGGGCCGAAGAACACGACGGTGTCCGCCGCAGTCAGCGTGATCCCGTGCGCAGCCGCCTGGGGCTGCATGACCAGCACGCGCGGATCGGGCAGGGTCTGGAAGCGCTTGATGATGTCGCCTCGCTTGGTGGCCGTCACCCCGCCGTGGATCTCCTCGCACGCCACCCCGCGCTTGTTGAGGAACACCGAGATCGTCTCGATGGCCGCGCGGAACAGCGCGAACACGATGACCTTGCGGTCGGTCTCCTCCAGCACCTCCAGCAGCACGTTGAGCCGAGGCGTGGCGTCGAACTCCACCGTCTCCCCGTTGTCCGAGTAAGCCACGCCGCAACTGATCTGGAGCAGCTTGTTGAGCGCTGCCGCTGCGTTCACTGCCGTGATCGTCTCGCCTGCCGCCTGCGCCACCATCGCCGTCTTCAGCGCGTTGTAGTACTTGGCCTGCTGCGGGGTCAGCGGCACCTCTCGCGTCATCGTCACGACGGGCGGTAGGTCCAGGCACTGCTCCTTGGTGTAGCGGATGGCAGGCTGCAACGCCCGGTGCACGCGGTCGGCGGCGTCGGCCTTGGGCGCCCACTTGAACATGGTGACCTTGTTCATCACCGTGTCGCGCCACGCGGTCTGGAAGGCGGGCACGCCCTTGGGGTTGACGAGCTTGGCCAGCCCGTAGGCGTCCACGGGCGACTGCGCCGCAGGCGTGCCGGTCATCATCCAGAGATAGGTGTTGGATGTCAGCAGCGAGTTGAGCACCTTCCACCGCTTGGTCTGCGGGTTCTTGTAGGCGTTGCAGTTGTGTACTACCCAGTGATCCCCAACAAGGTAGTTAGGTGCTCCTTCAACTTCGAGGTTGAAGACATCGACACCGCTTGGACATTCGATATACGAAACACTTTCCACCCAAGCGTCGCCAGTTTCTCTTCCTTCTTGCGATCCTGCTCTTGCCGTATTTTCGCCGTATGGCTGTTGCCGTCCACTTCCAACCCCACCATCTGGTCGGGCCACGCGAAGTCGAGCTTGTAGTTCGTAGGAAAGCCGGGTTGCCTCCCACCCAACGCTATTGGGTAGTTCCATACCCACCCCGCAGGCAAGACCTCGGAAATCAGTTGTTCGGCAGGCGTCATGCCCCTGCCGTTGCCGCCCTGTACTTTCGGTTTGTGCCATCGCGCCTTCAGTGCCGCCGACAGTTTCGCCCGATGCTCCGCTGTTTTCGGGCCTGTAGACTTGCCCCGTTGCTCTGGCGGCATTTTGTTGAAGTAGCTGGCCCCCGGATTCCGAGAGTGATACCTCTTCCGCGCGCAGGATTTCGAGCAGGTCAGGCCAAGCGGGTGGTTCTTTGCCATACCCCAAAGTACCCGGTGCCGCATATGGCGGAATTCCTGCCCGCAGGTATGACAGCTCAACACCAGATATGAGCCTTCTTCCCGTAAGATTTTTGGCGCACACCCATCCGGCGTCTGTGAAGAAGGGGTGCTCGGGGGTGCATCGCAGTGTTTTTTCGTTTCCAAGACGGACCTCGACAAGTCGCGTAGCGGTATTGCGTACAAGACGTTTTATACGTGCTACGCCGTTAGAAGTCAAGACCTTGTCCCCGGGCTGAAGCTGCTCGATTGAGTGTCGCCCCAGCGGCGTGCCCACGAGCGTGCCTGCCACAAAGCACTCATCGACGATCACGAGGTCGAAGCGCCCGTCGTTCTTCACCTCGGTCGAGATCAGGTCGAGCCCCTCGTAGTTGGTGATGACGATGTCATGCCCTTCCTGCACGGCCTCTATGCGGCGCGATGCTTGCGCATGGTGGGCCACGATGGCGCTGCGGTGAATGACGGAGTTGCCGATGTCTTGCATCCACGCGCTGTGCATGATCGACATGGGGCACAGGATGAGCACGCGCCGCACATCCCCGCGCGTCATCAGGTAGTCCGCCGCCCACAGCGCCGACAGCGTTTTGCCCGTCCCCGGCTCCGACAGCACGAACGCCCGCCGGTTGAGCGTGAGGAAGCTCGCTGTCTCCTGCTGGTGCGCCATCGGCTTGAAGCGCCCGGGCCAGTCGTAGCGCCCGTAGATGGGAGAGGGGACGTTGCGCACGCCCAGGTTGCGCAGGACCCGCGCTTCGTCCAAGCCCCAGTAGACCGCGATCTCGTAGCCCCCCGGGATCGGGAAGGCCTTGTGCTTGGGGATGATGCTGTACCGTTGCGGGTGCTGTGTCCTGAACAACAGGATCTTGTTTTCTACGATTTGCACATTTGCTCCTGCGTCACTTCATCGAGTGATCCTTGTTGCGCTTGAACGTCCGGTTCTTGCTTGCCGGTACAACCGACAAGTTCCCCGGGGATGTCTTGCCGCCCTTGCTCAGCGGCGTCTTGTGGTGCACGTCTTTCCCATCTCCTTTCTGGACTTTGCCTGCGGCCATCATCTGACGCCGCGCCTTGTTCCGTTCAGCGCGAGCCTTCTTGGCTTTCTCTGTCTGGTCGTAGGCGGGATAGGTATCTCGATCGTTCATGTCCTTGTACGGCATAAGCCCTCCTAATGTTCAGGATGAAACACGCAAGTCTTGACCGGGCACCACCCGCACAGCGGGCTCTGCGACGGGTTCCACACGTCGTTGGCGTGCGCTGCTTCGAGCTTCGCCACCCGCTCTCGGTACTTCCACCACGCCGCCTCGGCCTCCTCACGCTCCATGCGGTGCTTGAACATGCTGCCCTTGACGATGAACATCAGGGCGGAGGACACGCGCCGGATGTGGGGGAAGTGCGTGAAGACCATCAGCGACATCAGCATGAGCTGGTCTTTGTCCGGGTACTTGTCGTTACCCGTTTTCCAGTCCACGACCCGCGCCGTCAGGTTGTCGTCGTTGATGATCAGCAGGTCTGCGATGCCCCGGACCCAGCGGTCCTTGGCGTCGAACGCGCAGGGCCTGAGGTCCGCCGTGACGCCCATCTCATGCTCGAACAGCTTGCGCCCAGGGTGCGCCAGCACCGCGTCCACAACAGGCTGGAAGCCCGCCAGTGCCGGGGGCAATGGCGTGTTGTCCTTGCCGTACAGCTCGATGGCCTTGTGTACGTCCTTGCCGTAGATGGTGTGCTTGGTGTCCTTGAACGGGAACTTCTTGAGCACCTTGACTTCGTGGTAGCGCCGTGCGCAACCCTCGAAATCCTTGAGCCCGCTGTGCGACCATGTGATGGGAGTTGTCATCAGAACTTAGCCGAGAGGATGGCTTTGTTGAGCAGGCCGGAGAACTGGGTCACGAACGCTTCGTCGTTGTGCAGCGGACTGCCCATCTCGTGAAGAATGGCATGCGTCAGCTCATGCCAGAACGTGTCGTAAAGCTCCTCGCGCTTGAACGCGCGGCCCGTGAAGTTGCTGTGCGTGACGACGTCGATGTACTTGGCGTCGTAGTTGACCTCACCAACCGTGAATCGCTTCCTCGGCTTGGCGCGCTGGTTGATGATGTACAGCTTCTTGCCGACCTTGATTTGCTTTGGTATCTGCATACAGTGCTTTCTCCTTTTCGTCCATCAACTTGAGCACATGCTGAAGCATGCGCGCTTCTGCCCCGAGTTCAATCGCCGCGTCTCGGGCTTCTGAGTACCTGTGCTCTAGGCACAGGTCGTGTGTGCGCTTGAGCATCTGCTCCATGCGAATCATGGGCGCGGCGTAATCAACGATGTCAGTCTTTTGCAAGTCCATAGCGTTTGTGCACGCCCCCGCTTGCCGATAGCGGAATCCCCGGCAAGTATGGAGGCTCAATAGTCATCTGCGCCAAGACCCATGTCTTGGCGTCATCCGCTTCGCTCTCCGGCGCGACTGCGATGGCCTCGTCATGCACCGTGCCCGCCACAGGGTAGCGTTTGTCGATGCGTAGCATGCCGTCGGTCATCACGATCCGTGCGGTGCCTTGGACACAGTTGTGTACTATGAAAGGGCCTGTGGCTCCTTTGACAACGAATCTGTTTCTCGGGCCACAGTTGACAATATCGTACACCTGTTGCTGAACGAGGGCGGCAGCGTCAGCAGTTCCACGGGCCAGCCCGATTTGAGTCGGTTGTACAACGTAGTTCTCCCTATGCCCGTAGCCGCGCTTAGCGCAGGTACGTCTACCGCCCGAACTGTTGTGCGTTTGTTCATAGAATTCGTCTGCCGAGACACCCACCGACAGTTCTCCGGCGAGTACGGGCCGTTGTTGTCCATACGATCCAAGTCCAAGCCTCGCGCATACGTAGCGCCCATGTCTTCCCAAAAAGCCGCGAAGCTGTTGCGCCATCTCTCGCAAACGTACACCCCCCTTGCGCCATAGTTTTTGTACGCTGCTTCCGCCTTGCTGTAACACCGCGCATGCATGTTGCGCCAAACGATATAGGCGGGGTGCCGGCTCATACCGTGCGTGGTGTTCTTCTCCCCTATCAGCCGCCGCGTCATACAACCGCAGTTCGGAATCCCCCCGCGTTTGGTTTCTTTCGTTACGTCTGCGCCGAGCTTCACTGTCTGCGCACCGCATTCGCAGCGGAAGCGCCATTTCCACGACTTCCCGGTGGACGCCTCCGGGTGCAACGCCGTCAACATGCCGAAGGTCTGGCCGGAAAGGTTCTTGAACTTGTGATGCGGCTTCCCATCCATGATCTGTGAGAACGAGGTGTTCCGGGGTAATGAGGACGCCGTCCACGGTAACACAACCCTGAACTCCGGTCAAGATCTTCCCCGCATGCCGCACGAACTCCACCCCGTCGTGCACCAAGTCTTGCGGTTCGACGCTCTCTATGGGCACCCAGCCTCGCGCAGTAAGCACGGGCGTTCCTGCGGCCAAGCAGTTGTTGGTGATCTTCCCGGCGTACAGCTTCGACCGCTTCTTGCCGTCTGCGTACGTCCACTGGATGCGCCGCCCGTCGCCTTCGGGCTTGAGGTCAGGATACCGCAAGCTCATGCCGTTTGGCAAGACGATCTCCTCCTTGCGGAAGGTCAGGCACTTGTGGCGGTACTCGTTGCCCTTGAACAGGCTGTGGGTGATGAGGTTCTGGAAGAGTTCCCACAGACGCACGACGGGCTGCGCCGTGGCGCGGTACCGGGTGATGATGGCCTGAGCGGCGAGGCAGTGGATGAGCAGCTCCTGCGCCGTGCAGGAGTGCGGGATGGCCTCCATCGCCTTGACGAGATGCTCGGAGCCGATGAAGACGTCGACGTCGCGTGACGTCACGCCGAGCTGCCGCGCTTCTGCTTTTGTGTACCTTTTAGGTGGTGCACCGAGGAAACCCGTCAATAATTGTGCCGCGAAACTTGCCCACCCCAATTGGTACCCGCACCCAAGCAAAGCAGACTTTGCACTTTGTCTCTCCACCGGATGAGAGTCTTTAGTCATACCGGGTATATTGAACATGCCCGCGCCGAATGTGGCGTAGGGGTCGCCGCCACCCTTGAAGATGTCGAGCAGCGTGCCGTAGTCGGCCAGCCACGCCAGCACGCGCGGCTCGATCTGGGACAGGTCTCCCACCACCAGCACGTGGCCCTCGGGGGCGGTGATGGCCTTGCGCAGGAAGCTCCCGCGCTTGAGGTTCTGGAGGTTGATCTGACTGCCCTTGCTGGCCGTGTACCGGCCCGTGGCGGCGCCGTAGTAGTTGACCGGGAAGGGCAGCGGCCCGCGCCGCGAGATGTCGAGGAACCGTTGCGCACGGGTGCGCTGGAGCGTGGACTTGACCATCAGCCGCGCCTCGCACAGCAGGGCGACGGCCTCGTTGTCGGAGTTCATCATCGCCTGGAACAGCGCGTCGTTCTTGGCGAACGCGAACGTCTTCTCCCCGGTGGTCTTGCTGACCTTCGTCGGCGGCTCGACGCCCATGCCCTCCAGCACGGCGGCGAACTTGTCGTTGGACGCCAGCGCCGCCTCCTCCACGCCCAGGCGTGTGAGCAGCTCCTCCCGTGCTTGGCGCTCTTCCTCGATGGCGGGCTCCAGCATCGCCCCGTCCAGCACCAGCAGCGGGCGCGTGTACATGCGCAGGGTCAGGTCGATCAGGCGCAGCTCCTTGGACGGGTACCCGGGCAGCATGCGTAGGAAGATCTGCTCGCACAGCCACGTGTCGTGCTTGCAGTAGTCGGCCAGCGTCTGCTCGACGTCGAAGGGCAGCTCGTCGAGGATGTTCTCGGACGGGCTGAGCCCGTCTCCCTTGGGCGGCAGACCGTAGCGCTCGGCCAGCACCTTCAGGCTGTTGCCCACCTCGACGCCGTGCAGGGCGCGGCCCATGCTGAGCGTGTCGAACATGAAGCACGGCTGCACGCCGTAGTGCCACGACAGGATGCTGCCGTCGAACTGGGTGTTCTGGCAGACGAGCGCGGTACGCGTCCAGTCGATGCTGTCCGCCCAGTCTTGGATGCCGTTGCGGCGGACCCAGACGGCCTTGTTGTCCGTCCCGACCTCCTTCCACGACAGGCCCCACGCCTTGAAGCGCGGGTCGCGCAGGTACTCCTCGTTGGTCTGGCACGAGAACCCGAGCTTGACCTCGCGCCCCCAGGACGTCTCGAAGTCCACCGCCAGTATGCGGTCGAATGGCGGCTTGCTCAATGCACTTCTCCGTTTTGCGCAGCGGTGGCGGCGTCTTGTTGGAACGAGTCCAGAAACGAGTCATGCGCTGTGCGCAACAGCACGAGCACGTCGAGGTGCGAGGCGTTGACGCCGTGAACGCGCAGCGTCTCCTCGTCCTCCGTCCAGACGAAAACCCCGTGGCTGCGCGGGGAAGTGAAGCACGTGAGCAGCGACGTCATCGTGTCCAGCAGTGCCGTGCGTACCTCCGGGTCAAGACTGTTGGCCTTCAAGAGGAGTTGCTTGGCGTTATTCAGTAGGGTTTCAGTGTCCATGTTTGATGCTCCTGAGCGTGTCGATGAGTAAGTTGATCGTGTCTTCGCGCACGACTAGCGTTGTGCCCCCTGCTGCGGATATGGCTGCAAGCTCTTTGTCTTGCAGCGCGGTTGTCTTGTTGAAGCCCGCTTTGCACTCGATGCCGATGAACTTGCCGTTGAGGCATGCGATGATGTCCGGGACGCCCGAGCGTCCGTAACCGCCCATGACGGGGAAGAAATGATATGCGCCGTATGTCTTCAACACAGCAACGCACATGTCCTTGACGATTTTCTCTGGTGTCTTTGCCATTTAGTTTCCTTGTTGGGCGGGGGAGGAGACGCACATTCCCAGCCTCCCCCGACTTCTGGGTATGAAAGCCACTTAGGCTCTCTCGCGCCAACGAGAGCGGTTCGCCATAAGTGCGGCGACAGGTTCGCATGTGCGATGCATACTACTGCCTCCGTGGAGCCCAACCCCTGACCGCTACGGGGCTGATGTGTTTGGTAGGGGAGGAAACGCACATTCCCAGCCTCCCCTGATCTCTGGGTGATCGGATCACCACGGCTTTCTCGCTGGCAGACGAGAACGGTTCGCCGTAAGTACTGTACGCAGCGCTACATGTGCGAGGTGTTGTCTGCATACAGGTATCTGTCCCTGACCGTTACGGGACGGAGTAGCTTGATTGTATCTGTTTACCACCGCGCTGCTTCGCTGTTGATCAGTTCTATTTTGGCCTGCTTGGCGAACCACCGTGCGACCAGTACGCGCTCCGCGTCGGTCTTGAAGGGCCACGCCCAGCGGGCGAGCGTCAGTCCTGATGGGTGCATCATTCACACCACAACAAGAGGACCAATGTACCAACGATGTTGGCGATGGCGATGGCGATGGCGATGGCGATGGCGATGAGTTCGATCATGGTTTGTCCTTCGTTGGTGGGTTCCAGATCCATATGACAGCCTTGGCTTCTGTCTTCCCGCACTTGCATAGCAGGCCTTCATCTTCCAGAGCCTTGCGCCAGCGGTAGACCGTGCCTCTGTCGAGCCCGGTCAGCGCGGTCAGTTCGTCAATGGTTCTCGGAGCCTTGACCCACAGGGCCAGCATGTCGGCGCATTTCTTGATGTTATCAGTTCTTGGCACCTTCTCTCCTTTGAATTTCTCTGTCGATATACCACCGGGCCTTCTTGAGATCCTCAATGGCGTCGTGTTTCAGGTCGGCACGCCAGATGTACTTCACCGCGTTACCAAGACAGAAGTTCATGTGCTCGGTGATTTGTATGCACTCGACACCTGACGGGTGCTCGGTGTAGTGCTGGGGGTGGTTGACTGGGTCGTGCATATTGGTATCCTCATTTCACAAGGAACCCCTTCGAGTTCCCACGGGCCTGTCCATGTCTGCCGCTCATGCGGCGGGTCGGTGTGGCGGCGGCAGGTGCTGCACTCGGCAGCACCGTACCCCGCGCAGCGGGCGACGTCGGCTGGGAGGGTCATGTCTGCGCCTCCAGCGCTGCCCGCGCCTTGGCGTACGCTTCGCGCAGGGCAGCGCTTAGCTTGACTCCAGCGGCTCGCACCTGTGCCCACGCCTTCCGCCTGCGGTCTGTATAGATCCACCACGGGTAAAGGTGGTTCTTGAGTCTTCTGATTCTGGTGCGTTGTTTCACTTCTTCCCCCCTACCTTATGCGCCAGCTCAGCCTTGAGGTAGCCCGCGAAGAAAGCCTCTACAAGCTCCCACGATGGGAAGCGCTCCAGGCACACGTCCTTTGCGAACACCGTGTTGTCAGGCGCGGCGTACAGATAAATCTCCCCGGCCACGTGGCGGTTGCCAACCTCGCGCAACTCAAACCCGCACTCCTTGGCGAGCCGGAAGCAGTTGTCGATCTTGATCTTGATGGCGTATGGTCCGTTCATGTCTTGCTCCTATGCTCCTCAAGAGCGGTGTTGATGATGTAGAGCAGGTCGTCCACGTTGCCGCCGTGCAGCGTCTCGCGGATCATGTCCAGCGCCCCAGCGAGCTTGACGTTCGCTGAGCGAAGTCGGCGCAGTTCGGCTGCGGTGTCTTGCTCATTGCCCTGATCTCGGCGATGTAATATTTTGCGGCCCACTTCCCGATGTGTGCGTACAACGTCGTCTCGGGTCACTTCTTTTCCTCGGCATCAGTTATGTGGTCTTGCAACAACTGGCACTTGACAATTTCAAGCACGCCTAATGCAGTTGCAAACGGCATGGCATCGCTGTATTTGTAAATGACATCCAATATTTCTTGGGTCATTCCTTCGGCAAGTTTCAAGGGGTTCATGTCTTGCTCCTTGCGCGGATGGCGGCGGCGCATCTATCCGCCTCTTTGCCGTCGTGATAAATGATGCCGTCGCAGATGTCGGCACACGCTTCGCGCTCTGCCTCAACCTCGATCTTGATCTCGCGCTCGTAGCTTGCCTTTTGCAGGGCGAGGGTGTGTTCGTACTGTTTGCGCTCCATCAGCACCTCAACCTCCAGTCCCTCGGCGATCTGCGTGCCGAGGTGGTCCAGCAGATCTTCTATCGTGTCGCCGTGGCCGGTGGCGTAGCCCATGCTGCGCATCCAGTGGGCGAGTTTCTCGCGTTGGGCTGCGGCGATGAGGGCGGCAAACTCTGTAAGCTCTGGCGTGAGCAACTCCAACGATCCGTCAGGGTCTGCAAAGCATTCCCGCGCCATGCGGATGATGTCGTCTTGAGTCATTGCTGTCCCTCCGCTTTGGCTATGGCTGCGCGGGCGTTATGCAAAGCCATCCCGTATGTGTTGAAATTCTGCGCAGTGGTCAAGGCCTTCAACGCCTCCAGCAATTCTTTCAGAACACCGTTGTCGAAGTGATGGCGCTCATGAAGTAGCGCGTTCTCGGCGTACAACCGGCGCAGTTCGGCTGCAACAGCCTTGGTTCCTCCGCAGCGGTCGCATTTCTCAATGCGTTCAGCCAGCCGCAGGGCTTCGGGTTGGTCAGCCATTGTTCTTCTCCTTCAGCGCTCGCTCGACGGCGCGTGCGAAAGCCAGATTCCACCCACCCTGCTGCCCAGGCGTCTCAATGCCCATGCGTCGAATCTCCTTATCCGTCAGCGGATGCCACTCGCGGTGGGGTGGGGCGGTGTAGAGGGCAAACGCCTTGTACGCGCCGACCAGATCGTGCGGGTTATCGGTGACATACGCCGACTTGCCATCCTCCGTGTAGACCATCCACGCCACCGGCTCCTGCTCCTGCTGCGGTGCATTTACCCACTGCTCGAAAGGTATGCCGCTTGGATGCTGGTCATCAACCACAGTACATTTGTAGCGTGCTGTTGGCTCCTGTTTTTCCTGCGCCAGCGCTGCCTTGACTGCGGTGATGGCATTCGCAATCTTCTGCACATCCGCATCCATCTCGGCGTGCCGCTCGGGCCGGTATCCCGCCATCGCAGCGTGGTACTGCGCCGCCTCGGCCTGCGCAGCGGCGTAGCCGATTTCGAGCGCCTCCAGTATCAGCGGCGACTTGCGACAGCAGTCGATCACCTCACACACGCCGTCCTCGGCGATGTCGCAGGGGGGTTGTGCGGGATCGGCCCGCTCCTGCTCTGGCACATACCGTTGCCGTCCGACGTAAACGGCAGCCGGTTGTCCGTTAGCACCAAAGGCTTGGCAGTCTTCCGGAGTGTGGCGCAACGCTCCGTTGTTGTCCTCGAAAAAAAGGTGCATTTTCGCCGCCGGCTCCTGCTCCTCCAATCCCCGCGCACACACCGCACAGAGCTTGGCACGCTCGCAGGTTTCGCCGCACTGGTTGCGTGGTTCGGGCTGCGCCAGCGCTTTGCGGAGGGCGACGGCTGCTCGCAGTTGGATGTCAGGGTGTTCAGAGTCCAACGCCTCCAGCGCCTGCTGGGCGGCTTCGCGTAGCGTAGTCATTGCTTCTCTCCAATGTTGTGCGCACGTTCGACAGTGCGGACAAATTTTGTGCGGAAGGTTGCATCTTTTGACGGGAATCCATACACCGCCGCTGCGATGGATGTAATTTCTTCATCCGTCAGGGGTTTCTTGTCTGGATCAGGCTGCGCCAGCAGCTTGCGGAAACGCTCGGCGTAGGCCGCGAAGTGGCCGCACCCACCGCAGTCGTAGTCGGCCACGAACTCTTGAACGGCTTCGCGTAGCGTGGTCATGCCAACCCCTCCCATGCTGCCGCCACCACAACGGCGGTGAAGATCACGACGATCACGACCCAGAACCACATCGTGTCTTCCTTCGGGTCTTCGTCCTCCTGCCCGACGTCGGTGCAGGGCTCTGCGGCTTCGGGGTGACGCCCTTGGTAGTCGGCGCCCTTGGGGAGCCGACGCACTGTCGGCGTAGTGTCGTCATCGTGTTTCATGGTGCATCCTTAATTGATAGTTTGTCCATGTCGTGGTGTAACCGCTCGTGGAACGACTCTTCGCTGTCGTCACTAGAGAGTAGGAAGTCGATACGCTCCAAGTACACCGCCGCCGCGCGAAGCGTGGCGAGTCCCTTACCGAATTCCGCCAACGTCTCCTTGCTGAACTCGTCATTGGTCTCGATGACGGACGCAAGTCTGTCCGCCATGTTCTGCATCCGACACTGCTCGTAGTCGAAGTAGCCGCCGCTCATACCAACTCCTTTCTGGGCACGTGCGTGGCGAGTAGCCAGCGGCTACCCAGCCGACGGATAGCGCGGGCCCATGCCCGCTGATTGTGGCGGTCGAGTTGTCGATCACCCGAGGCCCACAGGGCCCGGGCACGTCGTAGCATCTTGGTGTTCATGCGTCACCTCGCACTCGTGCGATCAGACTCTTCGCCGCGTTGACGGCCGCGATAGTGGCGTCGTCGCGTTCTCTGTCGTGGATAACGGCGAGCAGCTTCTCCACGCACTGGAGCAATTCCGGCGAAGCCGCGATCAGGCGTGCATTGGCAGCGTTCTCACCGATCACATACCCATCAGGGCACGCCGCCACTTGTAGATGTAGCGTCGTGTCGGCGCCAACCCAAAACCAAGGTTCTTCTCCGCGCAAATGCCCGGTACCCATAGGCCCGTACAGCGTCCACGGTCCCGGTGTGTGCTTGCTCATACCGCCTCCTTCACCTCATACCCTGCGTTGCGCAGTGCCTGCGGGATGTCCATCGCGCCCTTGAAGCTGCCCGGGAGTTCTGACCAGCTCACCACCTCACCATCGGCATTGGCACCGAAGATGTACGTCTCGGGATCGAGGAGTCCCGGGAAGGTGTCGATTTCAGGGATACCCGTGGGCTTGGGATTGATAGCGCTGACCACGACGTACTCGTGACCTTCGTGCGGGGGCTCCATGCGGAACAGCTCCGCTTCGCCCCGGAAGCTGTCCAGCTTCTTGATCTTGTGTGCAATCTTGTTTGTCATTTGTGCTCTCCTAGAGTTACCGCCCTTCGGGCGGATGCCCAATCGCAAAGCGATCAGGCAACAAAAACGCCCTGCCCTGGCGGGTGTTGAGCGTTCGGCCATGAAAAACGCCCTGCGTTTGCAGAGCGTTGAGTGGGGAACGTTGTCGTCGTTCAGGCGGTGCGCCACACGCGCAGACCGGCGCCGTTCGCGTCGTTGACGACAGCCGTGCGGTATGCGGCATCGGGGTGCTCAAGGAGCACCTTCTTCTTGGACGCCAGCACCTTGCGGCGCCACGACTCCAGGGTCTTCTTTGCCCCTTCTCCCGTGACGTCGAAGGGGATGAGGAACGAGTCGCCCTTGTTCATCTGCACGAGGGGCAGGTCGACGGCCTTGCGACCACGGGCAGCGGCGGGCAGCGGGATGCCCGAAACGATTTGGAACATGTGTTCTCCACACGCAGCGTACCGAGCAGCGATACGCAGAGATCAGGACAGTGGCTGCTCCACAGGGAACCGCAGTGTATGCGAGTTCAACCACACGCGTCAAGACTTGGACGAGAGTGATGACTGTTCCCGATCAGTACTTCTTGACCTTCTCGACGATGGTGGTCACGCCGTTGCCAGGGGTATAGCACAGCAGGCAGTCAGCGCACTTCTGCCCGGTGCAGTTCTGGCGGTCGACAAACTCGTGCTCCAGCACGTTGTTGAACGTGCGGTCGAAGTAGCGAGGGGGCCTGCGCATGATGTTGCTGATCTTGGGGTTGCTGTAGATCAGGATCAGGTTGACGGGCTTCGGCGTGGTGCGGAAGAACTTCGACACGATGTCGTTGCGCTTGGTCCACAGAGCGAAGGACGTGCGCGGGTTGCGCTCACTGATGGCGCACAGGTTGGCGAGGTGGGTGTCGTTGATCAGCTCGCCGTGCGCGTCGAAGCGGAAGACGGCATCGATGATGCGCGGGATCTCATGCTCACCCAGCATGCGCGCGGACAGCGCGTCGCTGTTGCGCTGCAACGCGGGCTGCATGTTCTTGCGGTAGCTCGACAGCATCGTGTGGCTGTAGCACTTGGTGCAGATGTTGTCTGCACCGCCCGAGGCGTTCTGCTTGATGCAGTACGGGTTGGTGCGGGTGTTGGTGCTGATGGCGCGAAGGCCGTCGAGCTTGCCGGTCATGACCGAGATGTGGATGGGTTGGGTGGTGGGCATAGATACCTCCGGTGGTTGGGGGAAGGGATGGGGGACATGTGTCCCCCGGGAGAAAGGCTTCAGTCCGCGTTGACGTAGGCGCACTGCGCCTCCAGCCAGTGCTCGACGAGCGACATGTGCTCAGCGCTCACGGTCCAGCGAGGCGCGCCTGCGTGCAGGCACAGCGGCATGCCGGGGTGGTCGCGGGTCAGGATGGTCGGCGCGCCGTAGCGGCTGACGAACTGGCCCCACGGGCCGAACTTGGTGAGGCTCTGCTCGGCGTCGTAGAACTCCACGAGCGGCATGTCTTCGGCATGCTCGATGACGTTGTTCAGGCCGTAGCGCTCGCCCTTCCAGACGATGCGCACGGTCCACGGGCCGATGCGGGCGGTGGTGTGACGGGTGGTGTCCATGATGCTCCTGTGAAAAAGGGGGACACATGTCCCCCGGGGTTACGCTTCTGGGGATGGGTTAGCATTAGCGTTGCTTAATGGGGATCTCCTATGATGAAGCTGAAGGTGGGCGCGGTGCGCGGGGACGGGAAGGTCTTTCGCGGCTACCGCAAAGGGGCCAACGGCCTGCTTGAGCACTGGGTTTCCGCCGAAGCGTTTGAACGCAGGCGGCTGCGGATCAACGAACTCAACCGGGCGCGGGCGCAAAGGCTGCGTAGCAGCCCTGAAGGACGCGCAAACATGAACGCGCGGTGGGGCGAATACATGCGTTTGTCTCGTCAGAAGAATCCAATTGTGCATATGCTCGCAAGAGCAAAAGCACGCGCGAAAGCCAAAGGCATGGTGTTTGCGTTGACTAAAGAAGACGTTGTTGTTCCTTTGGTTTGCCCTGTTTTGGGCATCGCACTGTATGTAGGCAGCGGCACGGCCAGCGATCACTCTCCTGAACTTGACCGCATCGACAATACGAAGGGTTACGTAAAGGAAAATGTGCTGGTTGTATCGCGCCGTGCCAACAGAATAAAGAATGATGCGACACTAGCGGAACTCGAACGAGTAGCCGCTTTTTACCGCACGTTTACGCAGCCAGGGCGATCTCAAGCGCACGGCTCTTAGCCGCATCTCCGGGACCCCACAAAGTTGACGCCAAACGGTGTTCAGAAGAGTGTGCACGTACTTCGTGATCAAAGTACTGTGTGCACGCGTTCAGCCAGCCCCAGGCCGTACCGCGCGCAGTCTCCAGCATGGCGCCCTTGCCTGCGCCTGCGAACAGGCTCATGACAGAGGCGAAGCCACGGGACTCGCGCACCTTGTCGGCATCGGACTCGGCGCCCTTCTTGAACAGCGCCACGGTCATCTCCTCGGCCCGCCTGGACTCGACACGGATGGCGGCGAGCTTGCGCGACGTCTCCATGAAGGTGCCGAACTCGGCGTGGGCGGTCTCGATGACAGCGCGGAACTTCTCGGGCTTCCACTCCGAGCGGTGGGTCACACGGAAGGCAGTAGCGCCCTCCTGCGCCATGCGCAGCGTGTTGTTGCACACCACGCGCACCGTCGTCCACCGACCCTCGGTGGCCAGCGAGCCGTCAGCGGAGGTGCTGAGCAGGGCGTAGGGCACGACCTTGTCCCGGGAGCCGTCCACGCACACGCCCTCGGCCAGCTTCGCCGTGGCGAAGTAGCGCTTGCCGCCGAACAGCACGCCTGCCGACTCGATGGTGAGTCCGCCTGCGTCCGCCCACTCGCGGAAGAACTCCAGCACCTCCTGGGGCTGCACGACCTTGTAGCCGTCGCTGACCACGCCCAGGGGGGCGTGCGTGTCCGAGCGGAACAGCACGACCTTGTCCTCGACTTGGCGCAGGGAGGTGGCGGGGATGTGCGAGGCGGCGGGGTCGATGCGCTCGATGGCGTACCGGGGGTACGCACGCTGGACCTTGTAGCCCATCCCGGCAGCAGCCGCCCAGGCGGCGAGGTCTGCGCCTGCGGGCATGAGCTGCCCCAGGCCGTGCCACTCGCGCTGAGTGGAGGCGTAGGAAGCGGCGGCGCGGGAGGTGGTGTCGATCATGTGAGCCATTACTTTCTCCTTGCTGCGGTGCAGCATTGCTTGCCCCTGGGCCGCAGGGGCGACGGTTGGGGGACAGGTGTCCCCCGTGTCCAAGGCTTGACTATATCAGGTTCCTGAACCTGTGGGAAGGGGTTCCTGCGTCTGTGCCGCTGCGCGGCTTCAGACGCTGATGCTGAGGGTCGCGCCGTTCAGCAGCTTCTGGACCATCTCCTCGATGTCGTCGTTGTCGCCGTGCGTGCGGTTCTCCTCGTGGTTGTCGATGGCCGTTTCGATCAGGGAGTGGACGTCGTCCTCGTCGAGGTGGTCCGCGTTCTCCAGATGGGCGTCGATGGCGTCCGCCGTGCGCGTCTGCACGAAGCACTCGATGCGGTGCCAGAAGGACTCGGCGTTGTCGAGGTAGGCGGACACCGCCTCCTCCATCTGCGGAGCAGGCGCAGCCTGGACCTGCGCGAGCTGCACCTCCAGGGCGGCGATGCGCTCCACGAGGGGCTTGGTGGCCTCGGCCACGGCGGTGGTGAGGGCTTGGGTGAGGATGGTGTTGATGTCGATCATGGTGCTTTCTCCTTGGTGAATGGGGGACACATGTCCCCCGGGGTTGATATCAGGCGTGAGCCTGGGTTGTGGCGGGCTCGTTCACGGGGACCCACACGAGGTCGACCACGGCGGGGAAGAACTCGATCTCTTCGGGCGAGGCGGAGCCGAACGGCCTGACGTACACGCGCCCGCTGCTGCTGGGCTTGTGCGGGGCGGCGCCCCCGGAGACGACGAACTTCTCGCCACGGAACGACGTGACCACGCGGCCCACGCCGATGGCTTTGTTGCTCGTGCCACTGCCCGGGCGCAGCACACACTGGCGCCCTTGATAGTCGGTCGAGATGATGGTAGGCATGATGGAGACTCCTTTCACTTGCTGGTCTTGTGCGCAGACAGGCGCACGGCTGCGTAGGGCTCGCCTACGGTGGTGTGGGCGGTGATGAGCTGGCGTGAGGGCTGGAACCGCATGGCGATGGTCTGCCAGTCGGTGGTCGAGCGTCCCTCGCACAGCGACACCGTGGCGCGGTGCGTGGTGCCCATGATGACGGGCTGCTCGGCGCTGGTGAGGAACTGCTTCAGCTCGGCCTCCTCCTTCTGGAGCGTGGCGATCTGCGCCTTGACGAGCGCGAGCCGGTCGACGGCGGTGACGAGGATGTGTGGCGTGTCGTTGTGCATGGATACCTCCAGTGGGTTGGGAAAGGAAGGGGATGGGGGACACATGTCCCCCGGGGTTAGCGCAGGCTCACGCCTGCGGGCTCAGGCGCAGGCTCAGTAGTCGCTCCAGTCTGCGCGGGCGGCGAGCAGCTCCTCACCGATGCGCACCTCGTCGGCGTCGGTCATCTTGCGCTCCAGCCAGGGGGCGGGGCGTCCGCGCCTGTCGAGGATGTCGTAGTCCAGCTCCTCCGGCTCCTCGGGATAGCAGTCCTCCGGCGGGCCGTAGATACGCGCGGGGCGACCCCCGGCGTAGTAGGTGATGCGTGCGCGGCACGGGATGCCCTGCACGTGGGTGTCGATGGTGATGCTCATCTCAAACTCCGATCTCATTGACGGGGTAGACACTGCGCGCGATCTGGCGCAGGCACTGCTCAGCCAGCTCCTCGATGATCTCCTTGTGGTACTCAGTGGCGTCGGACTCGATGCGCCACAGCGAGTCGCTCACCGCACCGTCCTCGGTGCGAACCACAATGCCGATGAAGAACCAGTCGCCCTGACACCACCTCCGCAGGTACTGGAAGTCGGCCTCCACCGCTGCTGCGGCCTGCTGCCGCTTGGTGGCGAAGGTCTGCCCGGCAACACCCCAGCCATCACGCAGTGCGATGGCCGTGGTCTGCTGGACGTCGTAGTAGAGCCGAGCGCCACGGTCCTCGTGCAGCACACGCTCACCGGGTCTCTTATCCCGGTAGGTCCACTCAGACACGACACCGAGTCCGTCGCTGTCCTTCCAGGGCTTCCCGGAGTCATCGTCGTAGTAGTACTCGACCACGAGGGTCGTGTTGTTGCGGGTGATGGTCTGGGTCTCGTATGGGCGCATTACTTTCTCCTTTCAGTTCTTCCTTGACAGCCACGCGATGGCCTCTTCCTTGGTGTCGAAGCGCCCGGCGAGGGGCGTCTGGTGTGCTCCGCGCACGACGAACCAACCGCCGAGGATGCGGTTGTAGATGATGCGGACTCCGGTCTTTGCGCTCACTTCATCTCCTCCCATCCGTAGGCGAGCATGCCCTGCGGCTCGGAGTCGCGCGTCCACTTGTACATGTTGCGCGCTTGGGTGAGCGTCAGCCCAGGCCAGCGCAACTCCTTGTCGCCTTCGAGGCGTATGAAAAATACGTACTTCTTCACTTGCTTTCTCCTTCAGTTCAGACCAGTACCCATGTGATGCGCACGCCGTCGCGCTCGCGCAGGCGGCGCTGCTCCTGCCAGTACGGCAGGGCCCAGGCGATGTTGGTCTCCACGACGGTGCGGCGTCCGTTGACGGACACGTGCATGTGCATGTGCTTCATTACTTTCTCCTTTCAGCGGACGAACCGCGTGTTGACGTAGTTCTTGAGGATGATCTGCTTGGCCTCGTCTCGTGACCATGCGCGGACGTACAGGCGTGTGCCCATCGCCGCCGGGGCCGTCGCCGTGTCGGGGTTGAACGCACACCAGAGGTGCGGCGCAGACGTGCCGCCGCCCCAGTACGTCCCGTCGGGTGCGTAGCCACCATCGACGAAGCGCACGCGCTGTAGGCGCAGCACGATGTGCCCGTCGTACTGGTCACTGGCACCGAGCGGTGCACCACCACGCCGTAACGGGCGTGGGTTCTGTCTGAGTATGCGGTTGATGTCGAGCTTGTTCATGCTTGCTTTCTCCTTCAGTTGAAACGGGGGACAAATGTCCCCCGGCAGGCTACGCGTGCGCTACGCGCACACGATCTCCTTCTTCTCCTCGCGGACCACGCGCTCGGTCACGCCCGTGACCACCACGCGGCACAGCGGGCTGTCGCTCTTCACGTAGGCGTACACGTTCACGATGATCTTCAACTCACTGGGCGTGGTCGGGTCCCAGTGGCTGAGCGCGGACAAGGCGTCGTGCGCCCGGGCGAGGGCCTTGCGCAGCCCCGGCGGGAGCCGGGTCGGGTCGGCCAGCGACAGCCTGCGTTCGAACGCGTAGTCGCGGTTGGGCATGGTGAACGCGTAGTTCGCCGTCGAGGCCTCCCACTCGGTGCCGTCGGCGCCGGCGGTGCCAACGAACGCCTCCAGCACCTTCAGCAAGCGCGGGTCTTTGAACGACTCCAAGTCACGCAGGGACACGCCGATGCGCACGGTCTCGGCATGCTGGTCCACGTCCAGCCAAGGCTGGATGGCCCCGGAGGAGACGTAGACGTCGCCGGAGGAGGCAGGCGTGTCGCCGGTGGGCGTGGGTGCAGGCACCGCGTAGGCACGGGCCAGGGCCCGGGTGAGCGTGGCGTAGGCCTTGCGCACCTCGGGATGGGTGAGCATGTGCGGAGCCAGTGCCGCCAGGGTCTGCGTCCTGCGCAGGTTGGAGTGCACTCCGTGCGCGGCGTTGGCGAACGTGCGCATGCTGGGGAAGATGAGGGAGGAGGCGCGGGGGGTGTTGGCGCGGGAGGCAGGGGCGTTGGTCTTCTTCATGATGACTTCCTTTCGGGAGTTGATGGGGGACATGTGTCCCCCGAGGATGGCGCGGGTGCGCCGGGGATGGCGCGGTGTCAGATGACACCAAGGAGCAACAGGGCTGCGATGAGCGTGCAGAGCACGAGCAAGAGGGCGTCGTCGATGTTCACTTCACCCCTCCCTTACGGGAGGTGCGCCGCACGTAGCGCAGGGAGGCGAGGATCTGCTCGATGCTCGTAGCCAGCGCCGGGGTCGGGCGCTGGTAGAACGCCCGCTGGGCGCGGGCGAGTTCGTCGAGCAAGGCGTCGTGCCGCGAGAGGGGGTTGGTGAGGGTGCGGGGGTTGGTGTCTTTCATGACGGGTTCCTTTCTTTTGGGGCTACTTCTTTTCCCAAGAGTGCAGCCAAGGGCTGCGGGATGTGCGTCGGCCTGGGATGGGCTGACACACGGCGTACAGGCGGCGTAGCCGCCCGATCTCGTGCGCAAGCACGTAGGTGCACGGGTCTGCCTGCTCTGGCGTGGGGCGTCGGCGCCGCATCCCCGTGTCTGGGTCGATGGTGAGTTCCGCGCGAGCGTACTCGGCGCGTGCGCCGTCCAACATGCGCTGGAGAACCTCGGCGTAGTAGGTGAAGAAGGCCAGCCAAGGCCTGCCGTAGTCGGGATGCAGCGGGAAGCGCTCGCGGATGCCCGGGCGTGGGTGCTCCCACAACGCCAACTGGTGCGTGTACCGGTCACGCATGGACTCGGCCCAGGTCAGTTCCTTCTGAAGAGGCGTGAGGATGGCCTCGGCCCAGGCTTCGCGACCCAAGCGGCGCTGCGTGAGCAGGGCGGTGGTTGCCTGCTTCCCGCGAAATTCGTCGCGCTCCTGGCGCTCCATCGCCGCAACGATGAGCCAGTTCACCCGACCATGCGCCACCTCGTTGGCGCGCTGCTTTTTTGTCATCTGCTTGAGCGTGCGCGGGGGATCGCACACGTTGCAGACCGAGCGCTGGATTTTCTTGCGCCCCGAAAATCGGCGGAATAATTGGAGCGGACGGGACTGTGCGCACTGTGCGCAGACTTTTTCCATGCATTTCTCCTTGCGGGGGACATTTGTCCCCGGATTTTCCGGGGATTTTTGAGGAATTTTTCTAAGGGTAAACCCTGACAAACGCTTGACCACTGGCCCAAGAATCGACGGGACTGGCCCCGGAGTTGAACTTTTGTGGTGGGAATCGGGACGCGCTAAGTTGTTGATCTGTAAGGGGTGCGCAAGCGCACTGGTTGAGTAGTGTATCCAAAAAAAGTACCCCTCTCTCCCTCTCTCTCCCTAGAGAAAAAAGGAAAAAAGGAAAAAGCAAAAATATAGAAATAAAAAAATACTTTCTTATATATATATATATATAGAAGGTAGTAGTAGTAGTAAGTAAGAAAAAATGTTTAAGATCAAGGGGTTAGCGCGGCAGCACGCGTGGTTGGGCTGCGCAAGAGCGGGGCCAGTGGCCCTATTGCGAATGCGTTCGCATTAGCACCGGTATCCGGGGCCTTTGGCGCGGTATCCGGGGCCTTTGGCGCGGTATCCGGGGGACACTTGTCCCCCGGAGAGGGGCGTTCAGCCCTTCTTTGCCGCACGCGGCTTGCGCTCGGTCTTGAAGGCGCGGGCCTGGGCCCGGGCTTGCCGGTCAAGCAGGCGCTTGATTTCTTTCGCCACGAAGGCGGCGCGGATTTCCTTTTGGAGGTTCATGACTGTTCCTTTCAGGGGCGTGCGCCCCGTTGACGGGGGACAAATGTCCCCCGGGTTGTGCCTGCGTCGCAGGCTTCAGCGCAGCGGGGTCACGCCGCGCAGCGCTTGCTCCCAGGTCTCCGCCCGGGCTTCCTTCACCTGCGCTGTGCGCAGGGCCTGGGCCTTGCGGCGGGCAGCAGCCCGCTCTTCCTGCGCACGCGTGCGCAGTTCGGTCTTGAACGCCCTGAGGGCGTCGCGTTGGGTTTCCTTCAGCATTTGCTCTCTCCTGTGAATGGGGGACAAATGTCCCCCGCCGATTACGCCTAGGCTATGAGCGTCCACTCGTTCTTGCCCGTCTTGCGGTATGTGGTCACCCACTCCGTTTCTTCCTCTTCCGGGCGGCACTTCCGCGTCACTTCGTACAACGACCCGACAGGGGCGAGCGCCAGCATGGCGAGGGCTTCTTCCCTCGATGCGTGGTCTTGCGGGCCTTTGGAGGTGATGACCTCCATCGGCAGTGCCGTTTCTTCGCCCTCAGGCGTGTGCAGCACGCCGTACTGGCGGTCGCTGTACAGGTAGCCGCCTGCGTACCGCTGTGGCAGCGGCAGGTTTTTGGTCATGAGCATGGCTTTCTCCAACAGCACGCCGCTCCCGACGGGAGCATCAAGCGCACTCGCAAGGGGGACACGTGTCCCCCTTAGCGGCTACGCTCAGAACTCGTAGTCTTCCAGCGCCGCAGGCGCATATCCGCCCACGGGTTCGCTCTCGTAGACAGGTAGATCGCACATTTGTGCAGCCTCTTGCGGCAGTTCTTGCACAGGCAGTTTTCCGCCGTTGTGCACGAAGCGCGTGGCGTAGTAGAGAACGTCCACTTCACTCTCCTTTGCAGGGCTGTGCCCTGACGTACGGACAGCGCCCGTCGGGCGCGTCACATCCGCACTGGTCTGCGCCCCGTAGGACGCAGCACCGCTGCGGACGCAGCGATGATGGGGGGACATCGCGTCCCCCCTGAGGGATCACTCGAACGTGATCCCGTCCTTGACGGCCTTGAGCACGCCCGCTACTTCGGCCTTGCTCAGGCCTGCGGCCACGAGGGCCGCGATCACATCGGTGGCCACGCGGGCCACGACGCGACTCCGCACAGGCTCAGCCTTGTGCTGGCGAGAGCCACCGACGAACTCCGGGTGCGCACGGCGCAGACGCTTCAGGCGCTGGTACGCCGCAGCGTCTGCCTTGGGTAGCGTGCCGTCCTCGTTCAGGGCCGTGCCGTACTTGGCGGCGATCGCCTGGATACAGGCGGTTTCGTAGGCGGGATAGGAAACCCGCTTCGCTGCCTCTTGCAGAGCGAGCCAAGCCGTGGCGAGCGCGTCGCCGTGCGTCAGCACGGCAGCGATTGCAGTCTTCAGAGACATATGAGATACCTTCCGATCATGGGGGACATTGTGTCCCCCCAGCGTACACGACGCTGGCACGTCGAGAGCGAAGTGCTCTCATAAGTAGTGCTACCCCCCTGCCGAGGGGGTCAAAAGCCCCTGCTGCGGCGACCCCACCCCGCCCCACCACCCCCCTGTGTAGGGCTGATACGCGACATAATATAAACACTAATCCACAACCATAATCACAATTTTTACAAAAACGGCAGTTTTCATAAAAACACAAAACAAAAATTCTAAAAAACACAAAATTACAAACCAAAAAATACACAAATAAAATTTCTACAAAAATTCTACAAAAATACCTTACACACTGTCTAGTGTTTGACACGTATGCAGAAAAAAATCCCGGGGAGCAAGCTCAACCCGGGCCAAGGCACAGAAGCCTTTGTAGTATAGGCTTGCGACGCGCGGGTTGCAACGCTACACTGCGCGCACTGGGGCGCTTTGACGCGGCCCTGCGCCATATGCTGGAACACCTCCTCGATTTCGAACCGCCCATTGAAAGCCCCGACCGTGTAGTGCCGGTGACACAGGTGTCTGCGCCAGAACTTGTAGCCGCTCAACAGGGCACCGTGGACTGGCTGGCTTCTCTGGGCGCGCCTACCGAAGCCTCTACCGACGCACAGCTTGCCGCTGCGCTGGCACAACAGGCCTTTACGGCGGTCACGACGTCGACTCCGACGCCCGATCAGCACGCTGCGCTGTTGCAGTTGAAGACGCCTCCGGCGGTGCGCCACCTTGTGGGCATGTTGACCGCCTACGACTGGGCATTCGTTGAGCAGGCGCGAGAGTTGCGCGGCTACGCGGTGTCGCAGATCTTGGAGGAGACGAAAAACCCCGACCCGCGCATCCGCTTGCGGGCGCTGGAGATGCTGGGCCGCGTCACCGAGGTGGCACTGTTCACCGACCGGGTGGAGGTCAAGAAGACCAGCGTCAACGACGCCGAGTTGGACGCCAAGATCAAGGAGAAGTTGTCGCGGTTCATGGCGGTCACGGACGTCTCTGACGTCTCTGACGCCTCCGTCGTCTTCGACGTCTCCGACGTCTCCGCCGAGGCAGATGCCTCGTGAAGTTCCCTGACTTCCTGACCCCCGCAGAGGCCGCAGCGCTTCAGCGCGCGTTGCCCACGATGACGGCCAAGGAGAAGGCCGAGCTGTTCGACCTGCTGGAGGAGCGCGAGAAGCGCGCCAAGCTCAGCGCCGCCCGCACAGGTCTGCTGGGCTACGCCCACGCCATCTACCCGGGGTTCAAGGAGGGGCCGCATCACCGCAAGCTGGCGCAGATCTTCGACGCCGTGGTCAGGGGCGAGAAGACACGCGTGATCATCAACATCGCGCCTCGCATGGGCAAGTCGGAGTTCTCCTCGTACCTGTTCCCGTCGTACTTCCTCGGACGCTTCCCCGAGAAGAAGATCATCATGGGCACGCACACGTCGTCGCTCTCGGAGGACTTCGGGCGCCGGATCAGAAACCTCATCGAGACCGAGGACTACCAGCAGATCTTCCCCAGCACCCAGGTGGCTGATGACCAGAAGGCCTCCGGCAAGTGGTCGACCGCATCGGGCGGGCAGTACTACGCCGTCGGTGTGGGCGGCAGCATCGCAGGCCGGGGCGCGGACCTGTTCGTCATTGACGACCCGCACTCGGAGCAGGACCTGAAGGCGGGCACACGCACGCCCTTCGACGCGGCATGGAACTGGTTCCAGACCGGCCCTTTGCAGCGCCTGATGCCCAACGGGGCGATCATCGTGATCATGACGCGGTGGTCGCAGATCGACCTCACGGGCCAGTTGATCAGCCACCAGATCAAGAACCCCGACGCCACGCCTTGGGAGATCGTCGAGCTGCCCGCCATCCTCAACGAGAACACCGCCGAGGAGAAGAGCCTGTGGCCCGGACAGTGGCCGTTGGAGCAGTTGCAGGCAAAGCGCGCAGGCATGGACCCGCGCTTCTGGCAGGCGCAGTACCAGCAGAATCCCACGAGCGAGATTGCGGCGGTCATCCGGCGCGATGCATGGCGTATATGGGAGCGTGATCAGCCGCCCAGGTGCGACTACGTCATCCAGTCATGGGACACCGCGCACGAGACCAAGACCGCTGCGGACTTCAGCGCCTGCACCACGTGGGGCGTGTGGTTCAACGAGGACGACAACAACAACGCGCACATCATCCTGCTGGACGCCATCAAGCACCGTTGGACGTTCCCGGAGTTGAAAAAGCGCGCGTTGGACTACTACAGGGAGTGGGAGCCCGACACGTGTCTTGTTGAGAAGAAAGCCGCAGGGGCGCCTCTGATACAAGAGCTACGCGCAACCGGCGTGCCGGTGTCGGAGTTTTCGCCTTCAAGAGGTAAAGTTGGCACAAAGACAGACAAAATGGCGCGTTTGAACTCCGTGTCGGACATGTTCATGTCTGGGCGCGTGTGGGCACCGGACACTCGCTGGGCTAAAGAGGTCATTGAGGAGGTTGCCGCGTTCCCCGCAGGGGACCACGACGACTACGTGGACACGTGCATACAGGCCCTGATGCGCCTGCGCATGGGCGGGTTCGTCAGCCTGCCGTCTGACGTGCCGGATGAACCGCCACAATTCCGTGGGTTCAGGAAGACGGCGTACTACTGAGGAGCCAGATATGGCAACGAACTTCGACCGGGCGATGACGCCCTCTCCCCTGGCGCTGCTGCCGGAGCCCAGCCTGGACGACCCGGGCATGATCGAGATTGAGATCGAGAACCCGGACAGCGTCACGGTCGGCGTGGACGGCATGGAGATCACGCTGGCGCCCGGCGAAACGGGCCCGGAGGAGTTCGGTGCCAACCTTGCCGAAACGATGCCTGAGGACGCCCTACAGGCCCTGGCGAGCGACCTGCTGGAGCTGGTGGACGCCGACATCAACAGCCGCAAGGACTGGGTCAAGGCCTACATCGACGGGCTGGAGGTGCTGGGGCTGAAGTACGAGGAGCGCACCGAGCCCTGGTCGGGCGCGTGCGGGGTGTACAGCCCGCTGCTGGCCGAGGCGGCGATCAGGTTCCAGTCCGAGATGATCACCGAGACGTTCCCCGCGCAAGGTCCGGTGAAGACGCAGATCGTCGGGGCGATCAACCGCCTGAAGGAGGAGGCTGCGGAGCGCGTCCGTGAGGACATGAACTACCGCCTGACCGAGGAGATGGTGTCTTACCGCCCGGAGCACGAGCGGTTGCTGTTCTCCCTGGGCCTTGTCGGCGCGGCATTCAAGAAGCTCTACAAGGTGCCCGGGCAGAAGAACCCCGAAGCGCCGTACATCCCCGCAGAAGACCTCATCATCCCCTACGGCGCGGCCAACGTGTACGTCGCCGAACGCGTGACGCACATCATGCGCAAGACCAAGAACGAGGTCAAGAAGCTGCAAGTGGCGGGGTTCTACCGCGACGTGGAGCTGGGCGAGCCTGAACACATCGTCACCGACATCGAGAAGAAGAAAGCCGAGGAAGAGGGCTACGCGCTCAACGAGGACAACCGGTACCAGTTGCTGGAGATCCACGTCGACTACGACATGCCCGGGCATGAGGACGAGGACGGTGTGGCGCTGCCCTACGTGATCACGCTGGAGCGCGGCACGCAGCAGATCCTGGCCATCCGGCGTAACTGGGACGAGGACGACGAGACCCACCAGAAGCAGCAGCACTTCGTGCAGTACACGTACATCCCGGGCTTCGGGGCGTACGGGCTGGGCTTCTTCCACATCATCGGCGGCTACGCGCGCGGCGGCACGTCCATCATCCGGCAACTGGTCGATGCGGGCACGCTGAGCAACCTGCCCGGGGGGTTGAAAGCCAGAGGACTGCGAATCAAAGGGGACGATACCCCCATCGCCCCGGGCGAGTTCAGGGACGTCGACGTGCCCTCCGGCGTGGTGCGCGACAACATCATGCCGCTGCCCTACAAGGAGCCGTCGCAGGTGCTGGCGGGCCTGCTGGAGCGCATCACGGACGAGGGGCGCAGGCTTGCAGCCATCGGGGACTTGAAGGTCTCCGACATGTCCTCCGAGGCGCCCGTGGGCACCACGCTGGCGCTGCTGGAGCGCCAGCTCAAGACGATGAGCGCCGTTCAGGCCCGGGTCCACGCCAGCTTGCGGATGGAGTTCAAGCTCCTGAAGAAGCTCATCCGTGACGACACCCCGCCCGATTACAGCTACGAGCCCGAAGGGGCCACGCGCAGGGCCAAGCAGAGCGACTACGACATCGTTGAGATCATCCCGGTCAGCGACCCCAACGCGGCCACGATGGCGCAGCGGATCGCGCAGTACCAAGCCGTGTTGCAGCTCGCGAGCAGCGCGCCGCAGATCTACAACATGCCGCAGCTCCACCGAGGGATGCTGGAGGTGATCGGGATCAAGAACGCCGACAAGCTCGTCGCCTTGCCGGAGGACCAGAAGCCGCAGGACCCGGTCACCGAGAACATGCACGTGCTCATGGGCACGCCCGTCAAGGCGTTCGTGTACCAAGACCACGAGGCGCACATCATGGTGCACCAGTCGTTCATGCAGGACCCGAAGATCGCCGCCACGCTGGGTCAGAACCCGATGGCGCAGCAGATGATGGCCGCGCTCATGGCGCACATCGCGGAGCACACGGCGTTCGCGTATCGCGCGCAGGTCGAGCAGGCGCTGGGGGTGCCGTTGCCCGCGCTGGACGAGGACTCTCAGGCGCCCATCGCCCCGGCGGACGAGAAGGCCCTGGCCCCGCTCATCGCCGCTGCCGCGCAGCGCACGATGCTCCAGAACCAAGCTGCTGCCGCCCAGATGCAGGCCCAGCAGCAGGCGATGGACCCGACGGTCCAGATGCAGATGCAGGAGCTTCAGCTCAAGGCGCAGGAGTTGCAGCGCAAGGAGGCCGACAGCCAGCGGGACTTTGCGATTTCGCAGCAGAAGCTCCAGCTTGAGGGCCAGCGCCTCGCGCTGGACGCGCGCAAGGAGGGTGCACGGCTCCAGTCCCAAGAGCGACAGGGTGACAAGCGCATCCAGGCGGACATGGTCAAGAGCATGATGAAGCCGCGCCCGCAGCCTAAAGGACCGGCCAAATGAACGTGTTCGAGGCGGCGCTCAAAGAGATCGTATGGAAGCGTCAGTCGCTTGAGACGGCGCTGTGCGGGGGTCAAGCAGAAGACTTTCCCGCATACAAAGGACTCGCAGGGGAAATCCGAGGTCTTTCCTTTGCCGAGATGGTAATCAACGACCTTGTGCGTAAATTGGAGAATGGCGATGAGTGAACTGCTCCTAGCGGATGCAGAGGGGAGTACGTCTGTTTTGCCTCAAACTGACGCCGAAAAGGCACGTCAAGTGCCCGATCCGGCGACCTACCACATTTTGTGCATGGTGCCAAAGGCAGAACAGGAGTACGAGAGCGGTCTGGCCAAGGCCGGACAGACGATGCACTACGAAGAAGTGCTGTCACCCGTGCTGTTCGTGGCCAAAATGGGCCCGGACTGCTACAAAGACCCCCTGCGCTTCCCTTCCGGGCCGTCGTGCAAGGTCGGAGACTTTGTGCTCGTGCGTCCGAACTCGGGCACTCGACTGAAGATCCACGGAACCGAGTGGCGGATCATCAATGATGACTCCGTCGAAGCGGTGGTTCAAGACCCGCGCGGCATCAAGCGCGCATAAGGAGTAGGACATGGCTGATTTCAAGTTCCCTGACGAGCAGGAAAACGACAAGGCTGAAGCCAAAGTCGACTACGAGGTCGAAGGCGACACCGAGATCGAGGTCATTGACGATACGCCGCCGGAGGACCGGGGCCGCACGCCGATGAAGGACCCCCCGCCGGAGGTGACGGACGAAGAGCTGGAGCAGTACGGCGACAGTGTGCGCAAGCGCATCCAGCACCTCTCCAAGGGCTACCACGAGGAGCGCAGGGCCAAGGAAGCGGCGCAGCGCGAGCGCGATGAGGCGGCGCGACTGGTCAACTCGCTGCTCAACGAGAACAAGAAGCTCCAGGGCACGGTGGGTCAGGGGCAGCAAGTGCTCGTCGAGCAGGCCAAAAAGGTCGCCCAGACCGAGTTGGACGAAGCCAAGCGCAAACTCAAGGAGGCGCACGAGGCGTTCGACACCGACGCCATCATCGAGGCGCAAGAGGCCCTGACGGCGGCAAAGATGCGTGTAGAGCGCATCAACAGTTTCAAGCCCGCCCCTTTACAGCAAGGTCAAAATGCGGTACAACCCGCACAGCAGCCCCCGGCGCAAGCGCCACAACAGCAGCTCGACCCCAAAACCAATGCGTGGATGCAAGCCAATCCTTGGTTCGGGAAAAACAAGCGGCTGACGGCCTTTGCGATGGCGCTGCATGAAGAGCTTGTGGAAGAAGGCGTCGACCCTCGGGATGATGCATACTTCCAACGGATCGACTCAGAGCTGCGCGACAACTTCCCGAGCGCGTTTTCCTCGGTGAAGAAGCCAGCGAAGGCGTCCGTGGTGGCACCGGCCACGCGCAGCACAGCGCCCAAGAAGATCGTGCTGACGCAGTCGGCGCTTGCCCTTGCAAAGCGGCTCGGCTTGACGCCGGAGCAGTATGCCCGCGCGGCAGCAGAGGAAATGAGGAAGCAAAATGGCTGATCGTACCCCCCGTGATCTGGACACTCGTGCGCGAACCGAGCGTCCTCGCCAATGGGTTCAACCCGATCTTCTGCCGAGCCCGACCCCTCAAGAGGGGTACGAGTACCGGTGGATTCGCCTGAGCACTTTGGGCACGCATGACCCGAAGAACATTTCTTCCAAGATGCGCGAAGGCTGGGAACCTGTCAAAGCAGCCGACCACCCCGAACTCATGATGGCTGGGAACAACGACAATCCTCGTTTTCCTGACTGCGTCGAGATCGGCGGGTTGATGCTCTGCAAAACCCCCAAAGAGTTCGTTCAACAGCGCAATGCCCACTTTCAACGCATGACTGACGGGCAGATGCACTCTGTTGACAATTCGTTGATGCGCGAGAACGACGCCCGCATGCCGCTGTTCAATGAACGGCGCTCGGAGGTGAAGTTCGGACGTGGTGCAGCAAACTAGGAGTTCTAGATGTCTTACCCCTCTGTTGATCGGCCTTACGGCCTGATTCCGCAGAACCTGATCGGCGGACAAGTCTTCGCAGGTTCGACGCGGATGATCCCGATTGCCTCCGGCTACACCACGGGTGTGTCGGGCGGCGGTCTTTTCTTCGGTGACCCGGTGAAGTTCACCAACACCGGCACGCTGATCACCTCTGGTCTGGCGTACAACTCGGCTGCGGCGGAGACGGGCGGCACGCTCGGCATCTTCCTGGGCTGTGAGTACACCCAGGCGGGCGGTCCGATCTACGGCAAGCTGCGGTCCCAGTACTGGGCCAACGGCACGGTCGCCCCCGACGCCGTGGCTTACGTCTGCGATGACCCCGACGTCGTCATGAAGGCGGCGGTGATCAGCTACACCAGCGGCTCGACCATCACTGCCGGTGCGGTCAGCGCCCTGTCCCTGGGCACGAACGTGTCCACGATGGCCACCAACACCGCCAACACGGGTGTGAACGCCAACACGGCGGGCAACTCCAACGTCGGCGTGATGGGCGGCTCGACCAACGCCCGCCTGCTGACCACGACCCCGTTCCGCATCGTCCAGTTGGTGGAAGACACCAAGATGGTCACGCAGTCCATCGGGACCACGACCAGCGGCAGCGCCTCGGTCACGCTGGCAGCGGCCAACGCCGACATCCGCACGGGCATGCTCGTGACGGGCACTGGTGTTCCCGCAGGCACCACCGTCAACGCGGTCTCCGGCACGTCGGTCACTCTGTCGGCCAACGCCTCCGCTTCCGGCACCGTCACGCTGACCTTCGTCGGCTACCCCGAAGTGCTGCTGAAGTGGAACTTCGGCTACCACGCCTACCAAGTCGCCGTGGCGATCTGAGGAGTCTGAATCATGGCAATTTCTCGCGCACAACTTCTCAAGGAGCTGCTCCCCGGCCTGAACGCCCTGTTCGGCATGGAGTACAAGCGCTACGGCGAAGAGCACAAGGAGATCTACGAAACGGAGACCTCCGACCGCTCGTTCGAGGAAGAGACCAAGCTCGCTGGTTTCTCCGCCGCTCCGGTGAAAAACGAAGGACAGGCCATCGCGTACGACAACGCGCAGGAAGCCTGGACCGCTCGTTACAACCACGAGACCATCGCTATGGGCTTCTCCATCACCGAAGAGGCGATGGAAGACAACCTGTACGACAGTCTGTCGGCGCGGTACACCAAGGCTCTGGCTCGGGCGATGTCCTACACCAAGCAGGTCAAGGCCGCTGCGATCCTGAACAACGGCTTCAACAGCTCGGTCACCTACGGTGATGGGCAGTCGCTGTTCTCGACCGCGCACCCGCTGGTCTCTGGGGGCACCAACAGCAACCGTCCTGCGACGGCGGCTGACCTCAACGAGACCTCGCTGGAGAACGCGGTGATCCAGATCGCTGCGTGGACGGACGAGAAGGGCCTCCTGATCGCCGCCAAGCCGCGCAAGCTCATCGTGCCCCCGGCCCTGATGTTCGTCGCAACCCGTCTGCTGGAGACCAACCTCCGCGTGGGCACCAACGACAACGACCTCAACGCGCTGAAGAACAACGGTGCCATCCCGGAAGGGTACACCGTCAACCACTTCCTGACCGACAACAACGCTTGGTTCCTCAAGACCGACGTTCCCAACGGTCTGAAGCACTTCGTGCGCGTGGCCATGTCGACGTCGATGGACGCCGACTTCGATACCGGCAACAGCCGGTACAAGGCGCGTGAGAGGTATTCGTTTGGCGTGTCGGATGCTTTGGGAGTGTACGGCTCCCCCGGCGCAAGCTGAGCCAGAACAAACCCCGCACGCCTCTCAACGATGCGCACCAGCGGGGTTCCTCAAGGCCCCCTCGGGGGCCTTTTCTTTTTGGGTCAGGTATGCTAGGCTCGGGCTTGCCCGAGACCCCACTCACCCCTAAACCACTGCACCGACCGGCTCGGCGGACTGTCTCCTCAAGACGGTGCGGTATGACGAGGAACCATCATGGGATTCAGTACCTTCTCCGGCCCAATCCGCTCGGGCACGCAACGCTACGGCGCAGGACGCAACACGGGTCTAACGCTGCTGACGCAGTCCAAGACCATCGACATGGCGGGTGTGGCGCTGACCTCCGCGCCTCCGGCGCAGGACCTGTTTACGCTGCCTGCGGGCTCGAAGATCGTCTCGATCATCGCGGACAAGACTGTGGCGCTGACGGGCAACTCTGTCTCGCAGGTCGCGCTGATCGTGGGCAACGCATCGGACGACAACCAATATCTGGAGTCGGTGAATCTGGCCACGACCAAGGGCCGTGCTGCACAGGCTACGGTCGACGCGGGCCTTCAGGTGGACGACTGCGACAACATCGGCACCTCCGACGTCATGCTTCAGGCCAAGTTCACGGCGACCACGGGTAACCCCACGGCGGGGCAGATCATCGTGACGGTGGTGTACGTCCAGCGCGCCGACGACGGTTCTGCGAACCCGTCGCAGGTCTAACCCCATAAGCCCCGCCTCTTGACGGGGCGGGGCAGGAGCCCCGTATGGCAAAGACCAACTACAGCCCGACGTTCCCGATGTTTCCTGGGGACGCGGCGTCTGTCACGCCCAGTGATACCGTTACTTTTGAACCCTCCATCATTTTTGTTGGCGGGTTGGGTAACGTCACTGTCAAAACAGCGCAGGGGAGTACTGTGCTGTTCTTCTCTGTCCCCGGCGGTACAGTGATACCTGTGCAGGTAATACAAGTCTTGGCCACGGGTACCAATGCGTCAAATCTAGTGCGGATCTTCTGATGTCGCTCAATTTTGGGTTTTCGCTTCCGGCGTTTGTACAACCCAAAGCGGGTAGCTCAAATTTGCTTGGTCCGTCGCTTGACTTACAGTTCATTGCGATGGACACCAGCTACGCAACAGGCGAAACGCTGGACCTGTCGTTCACAGATCAACAGTACGAAGAGTGGGCACTGCCTGCGGAGCCGCAGGGTCTCTATTTTGTCTGGGACGGTTACGCTCCGTGGGAGCCTTACCTTGACCTTGACTTCATTGCGCAACGTTACCTTGAGGAGACTTGAATGCCCCTCGTCAGCAAAACCTTCTCGCAGATCATCACCTTCACCCGCGCAAGCACGGCGACGTACTTCGACGCCACGGGTACGCTCCAGAGCGCAGCGATTGATGTGCCACGCTTCGACTACAACCCCGCCACGCTGGCTGCGCAGGGGTTTTTGATTGAGGAGTCGAGGACGAATAGCATCCGCAACAACACGATGCAAGGTGCGGTGGCGGGTACGCCGGGGACTGCGCCGACGAATTGGCAAGCTACAGTTTCTTTAAACGGAATTACACGCGAGATAATTGGTGTTGGAACGGAAAGCGGCATCACATATATAGATGTCAAATATAGCGGCACGCCAACTGCAAATACTACTTTTCAAATAATTTTTGAAGCAAACAATCAAATTGCAGCGACATCTGGGCAAACATGGACGCAATCTCAGTTTATGCGTCTTGCCGCTGGCGCGTTGACAAACGTAACTTCATTTTTGATGGTTTTAAGTGGGCGCGACAGTGGCGGTGCGAGTACAGGCGAACAATTTTCCGACACGATTACCCCAACATCAGCCGGCTTAAGCTCTCAAAGAGAAACCTTAACGGGAACTTTTTTTAACGCTGCAACTGCGTTTGTGCGGCCAAGTTTGCAATTCAACGTCACCAACGGCGCAGCCATTGACATCACCCTCCGCATCGGCCTTCCCCAGCTAGAGCAAGGCGCATTCGCCACCTCCGTCATCCCCACCACCACCACAGCCCTGACCCGTGCGGCAGATGTGGCGAGTGTGAATACGCTGAGTCCTTGGTATAACGCGAGTGCTGGAACTTTGTATGCGGAATACAGCCGTTTAGCAAACGTATCTGGGCGTATCGTCACTTTCCATGACACTACATCCGGAGAGCAGATTCGAATTAACGGAAGCGTCAGCGTAAACATTCGGCCTGATTGGCAAATTATTGATGGCGGAGTTACTCAAGCAAACGTGATCGGTACTGTTGAAATTGCGCCTAATGCTATCGGAAAAACGGCAGGTGCCTACTCAGTAAACGATTTTCAGCAAGCTACAAACACAAGCCTTGGTGTTGCGGATACTAGCGGTACGGTACCAACAGTGTCAAAAGTAAATTTAGGCACTAATGAAGTAGGCGCTTCAAATATAAACGGCTACCTCCGCCGTATAGTATACTATCCTCGTAGGCTCTCGGACGCAGAGCTTCAAAGCATAACGAGCTAGTAATGGGAAAACCTCTAATCGACCTTACGGGCCAGCGTTTTGGCAGGCTTACCGTGGTGGAGCGTGCAGGCTTCAACGGTAAGACGCTGTGGCGCTGCGCATGTGACTGCGGCAAAGAAATAACTGCGCTCAGTCCAAACCTGCGTAAGGGTGTGACCCGTTCGTGTGGCTGTCTGAAAACTGACTTGCAGCGCCAGCGCATGACCAAGCACGGCAGCGGCGTTAAAGGCGCGGAAACTCTGCTGTACCGCATTTGGAAAAACATGCGTCAGCGTTGCTTGAACGACAAGCATCCTCGCTATGCGGACTACGGAGGCAGAGGCATCGCTATCTGTGACCGTTGGAATGACTTTGCTGCGTTTGCTCAAGATATGGGCGAAGCACAGGAAGGTTTGACGCTTGATCGCATTGACGTCAACGGCCCTTACGCCCCCGAAAACTGCCGGTGGGTGGACTACAAAGCGCAGATGCGAAACAAGCGCAACAACGTCTGGGTTGATGTGCAAGGCCAGCGCATGGTGCGTGAAGACGCTCGGAAAATGCTTGGCATCAACAACAAACGCATGAATCAGATTGTTGCGGCTCAGGCCATCACAGCATGACCTACGACCCCTGCGATCCATTCAACCAACTCCTGAAGGAGACACCGGCTCATCTGCTGGCATCGGGTGGGTTCTGGGTTCAGCAACATTTTTACGACGAGTTGGCTGCTGAAGTGGCGGACCTGAAGCAGACCAGCGGAGAGCTTTGCGAATCTTGCGGCTGGCGGTTTGTTGTGCCGGGCCGGGGATGCCTGAACTGTGAGAAAGGATGACCATGTATCGCGACTACTACATCCGCGCACTGCCGAAAGACTGGCCCACGCTGATTGCGCTGGGGGAGAAGCTCGGGGCGCTGTCGGTCTACGAGTCTGAGGACGGCGAGTCTGTCGTCTCGGCCAAGACGCCGGGGTCCTGGGACTTCATCGGGGTGCTGTACAAGCCCACAGGGAACATCATCGAGACCGAAGATGGGGACATCCCTGAGATGACCGAAGTCACCGACGAAAAGGGCACGGCCTACTGGCACGCCAACCTGCGCACCACGGTGCATCTGGGTGAGGTCGCGCGGGAGATGGCCAAGACGGACCCCGAGATTGCCGATGCCATGCAGGCGCTGGATCGGTTCTTCCTGCTGGATGAGCAGGGCAATCCTCGGGCTCCAGCGCAGCCTGCAAGGGGTTACGCATGATCGCCGCCGCTCTGAAATCCCGCACCGTCTGGTTCGCCATAGCGCTGGCGGTGCTGTCCGTCCTGCAAGGCTTCGTGCTGCAACTGCCGATCCCGGCCTGGGGCCACGCCATCGTGGGCAGCGTGATCGCTGCGGCCATCGTCGTGCTGCGCATCATCACCACCCAGCCGCTGTCGGAGAAGTGAAATGCCCACGCCCCCGCTCAGCAAATCCAAGATGGCTTGTAACTCGCCCCGTGCCACGCCCGGGCATCCGAAGAAGTCTCACGTGGTCAAGGCCTGTGCTGGCGGCAAAGAGAAGGTCATCCGTTTTGGTGAGCAAGGTGCTTCAACGGCAGGCAAGCCGAAGGCGGGCGAGTCTGAGCGGATGACCAAGAAGCGTGCTTCGTTCAAAGCGCGGCACAGTGCGAATATCGCAAAGGGCAAGATGTCCGCAGCCTACTGGGCGGACAAGGTCAAGTGGTAAGGCATCATGGAAGCAACTCTCTTGTGGAACACCCTTCTGACTGTCCTTCTGGGCGTGGTGGCATTCTTCATGGCTGCAAAGTTCCGTGAACTCGACCGGCTCAGCATTCTGCTCAACCGGACCCGGGAAGAGGTGGCGCGTGACCACATCACTCGTTCAGAGTTCCGTCAGGACATGAAAGAGTTGCTCGAACGCTTTGACAGGCTAGAGGCCAAGATCGACAATCTCAAGAACCGCCCCAACCCGGGCTGACCCAACTGGAGTTCAAGATGGCGCTGAAAAACGACCCCACGCCGCAGATGGTGACGGACCCGGACTACAAGGACGGCAGGCCGACCAAGTCGCAATATCCGCTTCCGCCTGCGCCCCCGCCCAGCAAGCGCAGACCTGCTCCCAAGAAGTACGCCAAGGGTGGCGTGACCCGCGCTGATGGCTGCGCTGTCAAAGGCCATACCAAGGGAAGGATGGTGTGAGATGATGAAGAAGCCCCCGATGTCCGCCAAGACGCCCGCCAAGGCGAAAGGCAAGAAGGAACTGCCGTTCTTCATGAAGAAGGACGCCCCCAAGGCCAAAGCCAAACCCAAGAAGATGATGGGCGGCGGTAGCTGCAAGTGAGGTAGAGATGGTACGCCCCAACTACGCCAAAGATGCGGCGTCGACTCCTGGCGCGAAAAGGCTCAGGCAGGAGCTGGCGGGCGTTCTTGAGCCCAAGAAACCGCGTTGGAAGACGTCGTACAAGGGGCCTGACCCCGACCGTCAGAAGATCGACGGGAAGATGGTCGTCAGCCGTGAGGAACTTGCGGACTTCCGCAAGCGCTTCGGCGCGGACAAAACGCTGCGGGATTTGCTGAACGCAGACCGCACGGGCAAGCTGCCGACACCTGTCGGCGCAGGCGCGGGTCGCGGCGCAGCCGAAGGCCGTAAGGCAGAAGACAGAGACGTCTACCGTCCTACGCCCAAAATGGAGCGTGAGTTGGCCGAGATGAAGCGTCCGGGGCGTGACGCCATCGAGCCTACGCTTGGTCCTGAAATGGGTCTTGCCGCGCTTGGAAGAGCGGGAGCCGGTGCGCTGGTTCGCGGACTGGCGGGCATGGCGGGGCGCCGCACGGCAACCAAAGCAGCTCCTGAACGCAAGGAACCCTCTTCGCTGTACCCCGACCCACCCAAGACTGGCGGGGTCTTCAGCAGCGCAAGGCGCGGCACTCGCGGTGAGCAGCAAGCCGCAGGTCGCAAAGCGTCGGAGGACTACGCTCGCGACGTCATGGAGCGGGGCGCCGAGATGGGCTTCAAGAAGGGCGGCATGACCAAGGGTGGCGGGTGCGAGACTCGCGGCAAGAAGGCAAGGTACGTCTGATGCGTGCGTCCCGTGGCATGGGGTGCATCCGCCCCGAATTGATCAAGTCCCGGGCTCGGGCCCCGGGATATGTTAAGGGCGGCGAAGCAAAGTCGACCCCCAAGAACGCCTCCTTGTGGTCCCAGGTCAAGTCTGAAGCCAAGAGCAAGTTTGACGTGTACCCGAGCGCCTACGCCAACGCGTGGGCCGCGAAGGAATACAAGAAGCGTGGGGGGTCTTGGGGCGGTGCTGACAACCGGGTGAAGCGTGGCTAAGGGCGGGCTCGGCAAGTGGTTCGGCGAGAAGTGGGTCGACGTGAAGACAGGCAAGGCCTGCGGTCGCTCAGGGGAGGAGAAGTCCTCCCGCGCCTACCCCGCATGCCGCCCCGCCAAAGCGGCGAGTAAGCTCTCCACTGCCCAGCGCAAGACGATGGCGCAGCGCAAAACGGGCCCTGCTAGGCAATCCTGGCCGGTGAGTCCTTCGGGGAAGAAACGGAGTGCATGATGGCCAAGAATTGGATCAAAGGAGCCATAAAGGCCCCTGGTTCCCTGCGCAAATCTCTTGGCGTCAAGGAAGGCGAGAAGATCCCCGCCAAGAAACTCGCCGCAGCAGCCAAGGCTCCCGGTAAGATGGGTCAGCGTGCGCGTCTGGCGCAGACGCTGAAAGGGTTCAAGAAGTGACTACCTCCGGCACCACATCATTCAACCTTGACCTCAACGAAGCGGTCGAGGAAGCCTTCGAGCGCTGTGGTGCTGAGCTACGCACGGGCTACGACCTGCGCACGGCGCGTCGGTCTCTGAACCTGCTGTTCGCAGACTGGGCCAACCGAGGGGTGAACCTCTGGACGGTGAACCAAGACACGATCAACCTGACGCAGGGCACCAACACCTACAACCTCCCGCTGGACACCGTCGATCTGCTCGAACACGTCATCAGGACCGGTGCGGGCAACGTCAGCACGCAGGTCGACCTGACCATCACGCGCATCAGCGTCAGCACCTACTCGTCCATCCCGAACAAGCTCCAGCAGGCGCGGCCCATTCAGGTCTGGATTAACCGCCAAGCACCAACACCGCAGATCGTCGTGTGGCCTACGCCGGATCAGACGGGCGTCTATCAGTTCGTCTACTGGTATTTGCGGCGCATTCAAGATGCGGGTGCAGGCGGTGGCTATACGCAGGACATCCCCTTCCGCTTCCTCCCGTGCTTGGTCTCTGGTCTGGCGTACTACTTGGCACTGAAGATCCCCGGCGCGATGGAGCGCCTGCCGGTGCTGAAAGCACAATATGACGAGGATTGGCGAAACGCTGCGGAAGAAGATAGAGAAAAGGCATCCGTAAGATTTGTGCCCAGACAGATGTTCATTGCTTAATGCCTAAAATGCTTACGTGTTCTAAATGCGGGATTGAAAAATCTTTGGAGTTATTTCCAAAGAAAGGTCGCTGCTGTAAGGCATGTAAAGCCATTCTGGACGCGGCATATACAGCAAAAAACAAAGACAAAATACAAGCACGTAAAAATGAATGGCAGCGTAATGCCAGAGCAGAAGCACGTCTACTCAATCCCCGCGCAGTGTCTACTCTTCAAAAGGCTAAAGACGCTGGGCATACACTTTACAACACAGGCAAACCCTGTCCACAAGGGCATATTGCGGATCGTCTGGTAAGCAACCGCGCATGCGTTGAGTGTCAAAGACTTCGTGCGCTAGCGTATAAGGAGCAGCACCGCGAAGAGCTTCTTCCAAAGAAAAGGGCTTACGCAAAAATGCGTAATGAGGAGTCCCACGAAACGGTGCGCGCTATAGCAAAACGCGCCTACGACTCCCGTACAGAAGAACAGCGTAGAAAAGATAGCGAGAATGCAAAAAAGTGGCGGATAAAAAACAAAGGGCGCGTACTTGCATGGACGAGGAACCGGCAGCTTGCAAAAAAGCAGCGCACTCCTGCGTGGCTAACAGCGTCTGACAAACTTAAAATTGAGCATTTGTATTCGATTGCAGCTACATTGACGCGTACTAGTAGTGAGTCTTGGCATGTCGATCACATAATACCTTTACAAGGTGAGAACGTTTCTGGCCTTCACGTCCCCTCAAATCTACGTGTGTTACGCGGCAAAGAAAATGCCCGTAAACGTAACAAGTTTGAGGTGACAGATGGCTAACCGTTTTGCTAACGGTAAGAACGCTTTTGGGTTCTGTGATGTGTGTTCTTTTAGGTTTCCTCTAAGGAGACTGAAGAACCTCGTCGTCAAGACGAAAGAGACACAGATCAAGGCTTGTCCGCAGTGCTGGACACCGGATCAGCCGCAGTTGCAACTCGGGATGTACCCGATCAGCGACCCGCAGGCTATCAGAGACCCACGCCCGGACACAAACACGTGGTATCAGTCTGGCGTCAATGCTATCGGCAACGTCAGCGAAGGCATGTTGGTCACCCAGTGGGGCTGGGGCCCTATCGGTGGTGCGCGAGACTTCACTGATCCGTTGACCCCCAACGCGCTTGTCGGCGTGGGGCAGGTTGGTCAGGTGACCTCTTTTGCCCCTTGGACCTCCCTTTTGTTCACCACGCCCGGTACATATTCTTGGACTGCACCTGTTGGCGTCACGCAGGTGTATGTTCTTTGCGTTGGCGGCGGAGGAAGTGGTAGGTCTATTGGTGGTCCAGGGGCCCCAGGAGGTGATTCTAGTTTTGACACCTTCTTTGCCGGTGGGGGCGCAGGCAGTATAAGTTCGCTAGGCGGTGCTGGCGGCACGGGCACTACATTGAGTGCCACCGTTTTTGGTGGTAACGGTGGTGCAGGGGGTAACTACACTGTCTTTCCGCCCGGTGGCGGCGGGGGCGCAGGTGGTTATGCAGGCGCGGGCGGTGCCGGTAGTGCGTTCCCTTCGGCGGGCGGTACAGGTGTAGGCGGAGCTGCTGGAGGCGGTTCTAGTGGGATTTCTTTGGGCGCTGGCGGTGGCGGTGTCGGTTTGAACGGTCAGGGGGCAAGCGGCGCAGGCGGCACAACCGTGACTGGAGGCTATGGTTTTGGTGGCTCCGGTGGCCAAAACGGTGACGCAAACGGTAACGGAGGCCTTTACGGTGGCGGCGGAGGCGGAAATAGTTCTTTTTGTGGCGGCGGAGGCGGCGGCGGACTTCGTTGGACATTCTTGCCCGTCGTTCCCGGAACCACATATCCCGTTGTTGTTGGCGCAGGTGGTGTTGCTCCAGTAGGACCTAGCGGTGGTAACGGAGCAGTTCGCATCGACTATCTGCTGGTTCCCTAAACCGCCGGTCAGCGGTATCATTCACACGGGCGCAGCCCGAAGGAGTTCAAGATGAAAAAGTCCATGTCCCCCAAGCAAGCCGTGCACAAGCACGAGACGGCGATGCACCCGGGCAAGCCCAAGACGAAGCTCGCCAAGGGTGGTGTCACCACGCAGGCCGCTCAGCAGATGGGCCGCAACATGGCCCGTGCGGCCAACCAAGGCGCTGTCGGGCGCAAGAAGGGGTGACCCCATGATGAAGGCCAAACGTGTCCCTACGCCGTCGCTGAGCGACCCTGAGCGCACTCCCCCACGCCTTGTGGTCGGCACTGCCGCCACGGCTCCCTGCCCGCCTGTGAAGACCTCCGGGATCAAGGTGCGCGGCACGGGTGCGGCCACCAAAGGTACGATGGCCCGAGGGCCGATGGCGTAAGCCATGAACTACACCGCGCTCAAGGCCGCTGTCGAGGACGCTGTTGAGAATACATTCTCAGCAGCGGACTTTGAAACGCTCACCAAACTGGCTGAGCAGAAGATCTACCAGTCGGTTCAGCTTCCGATTCTGCGGAAGGACGCGACGCTGGCCCTGACCAGCGGCGTGCAAACGCTTGACCTACCGACAGACTTCTTGGCGATGTACAGCCTCGCGGTGTACTCGACGTTGCTGGGTGGCGGAGACCGGGAGTTCCTCCTGAACAAGGACGTGAACTTCATGCGCGAGAGCTACCCCAACCCGGCCACCACAGGCACGCCACGGTACTACGCGCTCGACGGGACCAGCACACCGCTGGTGCAGAAGATCATCCTCGGCCCCACGCCCGGTGCGAATTTCAGTGCTGAGCTGAACTACTTCTACCAGCCGGAGAGCATCGTCACCGCAGGCAATACGTGGCTGGGTGACAACTTCGAGTCGGTGCTGTTCAACGCGGTCATGGTCGAGGCTGCTCGGTTCATGAAGGAAGAGGCGGACATCGTCACGATGTACCAGAACCAGTTCAACGAGTCGTTCCTGCTGCTCAAGAACCTTGGGGATGGCAAGAACCGCATGGACGCCTACCGCAGCGGGCAGGTACGGACTCCTGTCAAGTAAGGCGACGCTATGGCAATCCTTCAAGGCATGTGTTCGTCGTTCAAACAGGAGTCCTGGCTGGGCATCCATGACCTCGCCACTGACACCCTGAAGCTGGCGCTCTACACCGCTGCGGCTGATCTGAGCCAAGCGACGACGGTTTACACGCCGACCGGCGAGGTGGCCGGTACGGGCTACATTGCGGGCGGCATTCCGCTTGTCAACGTCCAAGTTCTCCTGTCCGGGACCACTGCCTACGTCACCTTCGACAACCCGGTGTTCGCCAACGCCTCGTTCGTCTGCCGGGGCGGGCTGATCTACAACGCCAGCAAGGCCGACCGCGCCATCGCGGTGCTGGACTTCGGCGCGGACAAGACGGCATCGGGCACGTTCACCATTCAACTCCCTGCGGCCACAGCCGCGTCGGCGCTGCTGCGCTTCGCTTGAGGTCACCATGCCGTCCACCTTTACCCCTCTTCTTCGCCTGACCAAGCCTGGACTCAATGACACGGGCTGGGGCACCACGGTCAACAACGGTACGTTCGAGCTGATCGACAACTCCATCGCCGGTCTGGTGAGTGTGGATGTCACGTCGGGCAACGCGACCCTGACGACGGCCAACGGGGCGACGGATCAGGCGCGCTACATGTTCATCCGCGCCTTCGGCGCATCGGTGGCCCGGGACGTGGTGGTCCCTGCGACCAGCAAGCTGTACTTCGTCATCAACGACTGCACGGCGGCGGTGACGTTCAAGGTCTCTGGTCAGACAGGTGTGACTGTTCCTGGGGGTAAGACGGCAGTTCTCCGCTGCGATGGCACCGATGTGGTGGCGGCGGTGACGCACCTTACGGCGCTGTCAGTGGACGGTGATTTGGGCGTGGGGACGAGTTCGCCGGGCTACAAACTAGATATACAGGGCGCGTCAGGTGTCGGTATTCAAATCTATGAAACATCGACAGGTTTTAACAACAGGCTCAGGATTACCCAAGACGCAGGTTTGGCGACATACGACACGACATACACCAGCAGTTCTACAAACGCGCATGTCTGGAAGATTGCGGCTTTCGAGTACATGCGCCTCGACGCATCCGGAAACCTCGGGATTGGGACGAGTTCGCCGGCTTATAAGTTGGTCGTATCAAGCAACGGCGCAAGTGGTATCGAGTTTGGTCCAGCCTTTTCTGGCACGGCAAACCTAATTCAAAGCTACAACCGCAGCGGTAGCGCGTACGTGAACACCGTGTACGACGCAGCGTCCCACATTTACCAAGTAAGTGGCACCGAGCACATGCGCCTCGACGCATCCGGCAACCTCGGCCTGGGGGTGACGCCGAGTGCTTGGGCGAGCGGGTACGCCGCGCTGCAAATGAAATCGGGCGGCGCATCTTTGTGGTCAGACGGAACACAACGATTCTTCTTGTCTGCAAACGTCTACTACAACGGAACAAACCGCATCTATCAGACCACAGGCGTGGCAAGTGAGTACATCCAAAACGGCGGCGCTCATTCTTGGTACACCGCCCCCTCCGGCACCGCAGGCAATCCCATCTCCTTCACGCAGGCGATGACGCTGGATGCGAATGGGAATTTGTTGGTGGGGACGACAAGCACCACTCTAGTTGGCGGTCGCGCTTCGAAAGTTAATGTTGTACAAGACGCTATCGGGACTTGGGCTGGCGGCTTTATACACACTACGTCTAATAGCGCCGAACCGTTTGGTATAGCGGTTTTTTACTCTAACGCGGCACCAAACAACGTACAAAATCCATTTTTATATCTTGTAGACAACGCTGCATTGCGGGCAGAGATTCGTTCTAACGGAGGTCTTGCCAACTACAGCGGCAACGACGTCAACCTTTCAGACCGCCGCGAGAAGACCAACTTCGCGCCTGCCAAGGCCTATCTCGACACCATCTGCGCCATCCCGGTTCAGACGTTCAACTACATCGACCAGAGCGAAGACGATCCGGGGCTAACTCTCGGCGTAGTCGCGCAAGACGTTCAAGCAGTCGCGCCTGAACTGGTGATGGAGTCCAACTGGGGCACGAAAGACAACCCCAAGATGCGCCTGAGCATTTACCAGACTGACCTGCAATACGCCCTAATGAAGTGCATTCAGGAGCTGAAGGCAGAACTTGATCAGACCAAGGCGCGGCTTGTTGCACTGGAGTCCAAATGAACTTCGACGCAGCATTCGACGTTCTCCTCAAGCATGAGGGCGGCTTCTCTGACCACGCCGCTGACCCGGGCGGCAAGACCCGCTACGGCATCACCGAGGCCGTCGCACGCAGGGTGGGCTACCGGGGCGACATGCGCGAGCTGCCGCTCGATCTGGCCAAGCGAATCTACCGTGAGGACTACTGGCAAGCTGTCCGTGCCGAGCAACTGCCCCCTGCGGTCCGCTACGCCGTCTTCGACGCTGCGGTGAACTCAGGCCCTGCGCAGTCTGTGCGCTGGCTACAGCGGGCCCTTGGCGTAACGGACGACGGTGTCATCGGACCCCAGACCCTGTCTGCGGCCAACCAAGCCAACCCCGACGCGCTCCGCGCCCGCCTCGTGGCCCAGCGCCTGCGCTTCATGACCAACCTCGACACCTTCGGCACTTTCGGTCGTGGGTGGACCCGTCGCTGCTGTGACATCCTGACCATGTGAGGCCACTATGACCGCTCTTGCCGTCGCGCTGCTGCTTGCCGCAGCTCCGGTCCCTGTGGCCGAGTATCGTGAGGGCGATGCGCGGGTCGAGCTGTACGCCGAAGCAGGCCCCTGTGTGGGTAGCGCCCGGTGGGCGGTGTTCCTCCAAGGCCCGGTGCGCGTGCCGGGGTGCTGGCTTCTGACAGGAGACTCTGTTCAAATCGCGTGGCTGGACGGTGATTTCACCAGAGTGCCCACGCATGTGTTTCGCAAACCGGAGGTTCTATGAACCCGCTCTTTCTCGGCCCCATCCTTGAGGTGGGAAAGACGCTCCTTGATCGGTTCGTCCCCGACCCCGAAAAGCGCCGTGAGGCAGAGGCTGAGTTCCTCAAGCAGGCGATGGACGGCGAACTCAAGCAGGTCATCGCCCAATTGGAGATCAACGCCAAAGAGGCGCTGCACCCCTCTGTGTGGGTTGCGGGATGGCGACCTTTCGTGGGTTGGGTCGGTGGCCTGGGGCTCATGTACGCCACGCTTGGTCAACCGGTGCTGACTTGGGTAGGTTCTATCCACGGCTGGCCTGCACCCCCTACGGTTGAGACCGACCTTTTGTGGGTTGTTCTGTCTGGCATGCTAGGTATTGGTGGCCTCAGAAGTGTGGAAAAGATCAAGGGCGTAGCTACGAAGTAACACCATGCCGCTGAAAGCACTACGTCTCAAACCCGGTATCTTCCGGGAGAACACACGCTACTCCGCAGAAGGCGGATGGTACGAGTGTGACAAAGTGCGTTTCCGCTCGGGGCAACCTGAAAAGATCGGCGGCTGGCAGCAGCTCAGCAACGACCAATTCCTGGGGGTATGTCGTTCTCTCTGGCCCTGGACAAGCTACATCGGTGTAGGAACAAACCTCAAGTACTACATCTATTTCGGCACCTACGACGACATAACCCCCATACGCCGTGTAACAACTCCTGGGACTATAAGCCTTTCTGTCACAGCAGGGTCAAACATCATGACCGTGACAGATAATAATCATGGATGTATTACAGGAGACTTTGTAACATTCAGCGGTGCAACAGGCTTTGGCGGGAATGTCACACCCGCTGTGATTGACCAAGAGTACCAAGTAACTGTAATAGATGCAAACACATACACTGTTGTTCTGCCTGTTGTTGCCAACGTAGCAGACGAAATCTACCTTGACCTTGACTTTGTTACCGACACCTATGACGAGTGGGATACCACAGAAACGGTTGTCGGTACATACCAAATCAACGTAGGTAATGCCATCCAAATCGCCACGGTGGGCTGGGGTTCAGGCGGCTGGGATTCAGGCGGTTGGGGAGGATCAGGCACAGGTGTTTCACAAATCGGCATCTGGACGGCATATAACTTCGGCGAAGATCTATTGATCAATCCTATCGGCGGAGGTGTCTACTACTGGGACGCTTCTGCGGGGACATCAGTACGAGCAGTTGATATCTCAACCCTCTCCGGTGCCAGTGACACGCCCAGCAAGGCGAACTATATTGTCGTCTCCGATGCCTCGCGCTTCGTCTTGGCTTTCGGCACGACGGACTACGGCTCGCCTTCGTTGGACCCCATGCTGATCCGCTGGTCGGATCAGGAGACCGCTGCCAACTGGACACCCGCAGCCACTACGCAGGCCGGTAGCCTACGTCTGTCGCATGGTTCAAAGATCGAAGCTGTAGCGCAGGTGCGTCAAGAGATTCTTGTTTGGACGGACACCTCGCTCTACTCCCTCCAATACCTCGGCCCGCCCATCGTCTGGGGCTCGCAGATCCTCGCGGACAATATCACCATCGTCAGTGACCGCGCCTGGGCCACGGCTGCGGGTGTCACCTACTGGATGGGCTACGAGAAGTTCTACATGTTCGACGGGCGCGTGCAAACGCTCAACTGCGACATCCGCCAGTTCATCTTCAACGATTTCAACTACAGTCAGAACCTACAGGTCTTTTGCTCAACGGTCGAACAATTCAGCGAGGTCTGGTGGTTCTATTGTTCCGCTAACTCTACTACGGTAGACCGCTACGCGGTGTTCAATTACGCTGAAAATATCTGGTACTACGGGTCGTTGGCGCGTACCGCGTGGGTCGATGCGAGTGTGATAGCGGATGTCCCCATCTCTGCGGACTACAACAACCGGTTGAATTTTCAAGAAACAGGTTGTGATGATGCGTCCACAGTGTCCCCCCAGCCTATTGACGCCTACATCACGTCGTCTGAGTTTGATATTGACGACGGACACAACTTTGGTTTTGTCTGGCGCGTAATCCCGGACGTCACGTTCAACGGGTCTACGACGGTCCTGCCTGCACAGCCCAGCGTCGAACTATCGCTCCTCACGCTGCAAAACTCCGGTTCAGGATACACGCGGGGCGTGGACCCGGTGACTACCGAAACCTCTAACATGTCGGTTGCGGGGAGCAACGCATTCCCCGTGGCGCGAGTAGCGACAACGACGGTGGAGCGCTTCACTCAACAGGTCAACATCCGAATCAGGGCACGCCAGATGGCGCTCAAGGTAGGGTCTACAGGCCTGGGGGTGCAGTGGCAGCTTGGTGTGCCGCGTATTGATCTGCGGCCAGATGGTCGTAAGTCATGAGTATCTGGGCCAATATCGTCAAACGCTTCAAAGCACCGGCACTGCCGTTGCCCACGCGTGAGTACGACCTGAACTACTTCAACCAGCTTCTCAGTGTTCTCCGCCTTTACTTCAACCAACTGGATAACCTGCTTGGAGAAATCGTGGCCGCACAACCTGTAAACGTCCAGTTCTACGGCTCTGCCTTGGACGCGTTTGGCCGCGCACGGTTCAGCCAGCCTTTCACCCTGTTTGACAGCCAGAACAGGTACGCCAAGAATGACGATTTTGATGAGGCACTGACCGGGTCTGGCACGGTGACCTACGTCACCAATGAGTCCACGGTAGAGTTGAACACCACCACAGCTTCCGGCGACAAGGTCATTCGGCAAACCAAGCGCTCGTTCTCGTACCAACCCGGGAAGAGTCTGCTGACGTTCAACACTTTTGTGATGAGCGCAGCGCAGCCGGATCTTCGGATGCGGGTTGGGTATTTCAACGATCAGAACGGCGTGTTCTTTGACCGCAGCGGGTCAACGCTGTACTTCGTGCGCAGGACGTATGTTTCGGGTGCGGCGGTAGACACTCCCGTAGCCCAGATTGACTGGAACGGCGACAAGTTGGACGGCACTGGAGATTCAGGGCTTACCCTCGACGTTACTAAGGCGCAAATTCTTTGGCAGGACTTCGAGTGGCTTGGAGTTGGCTCCGTCCGGTGCGGCTTCGTGATCGACGGGCAGGTCATCATCTGCCATACGTTTCAAAATGCCAACAACCTGACCAGCGTTTACATGACGACGGCAATTCTGCCGCTGCGGTACGAGGTCGAAAACGTCGGGTCGATTGCTTCCAACGCCAAGCTCAAGCAGATCTGCTCGACGGTGATCTCGGAAGGCGGGTATGAGAAAAAGGTGAACCTGAACGTCGCCCGAATGACCACGGCGAACACCGGCGTCACCACGAGTTTCATCCCCCTGGTCTCCATCCGTCTTGCCTCGGGCCGCACGGGTGCGGTGGTGCTGCCTGACGGATACTCTGCTCTGTGCAGCGGGACGAACGGCGAGTTCGAGATCGCGCTGTTCAAGAATGCGACGCTGACCGGCGCATCCTTTGTAACATCCGACTCGGCCAACGTCGAGCAGGACATCTCTGCCACAGCGATGACGGGCGGTACCATGATCAGGAATACCTACACCTCGTCAGGTGCGCAGGTCGACGGGTCGGTGGATTCCCCCGAGAACTACAACTGGGATTTGCAGATCGGCGCAACCATTGGTGGCACGAGTGACATCTACACGCTGGCTGTCCGCACGTTAAGTAGTACGCACAGTGCCATCGGTTCCTTGTCGTTCTGGGACTTGACGTGATTGAAGTGCACCACGTCCCAACCTCGTTCGTCCATCAGCAATGGGCGTCGGTGGCGGAGCACTTGGATGCCGCGCTGGAATATGCGCAGGGGGACCTCACGCTGGACCAGTTGCGGGCTGACCTGGGAACGAACCGGCTGGCGCTCTACAAGTGGGTTGATGGTGGGCGGACGGTGGGCGCTGCGGCGGTGGTGTTCCAGAACAAGCCCAACGCCCGAGTGGCGTTCGTGGTGGCGATTGGCGGGCGCGGAGTGTTTGATCTCTATGCCTGGGGACGGTTTTGTGATCTCTTACGTCGAGCCGGCGCTACGAAAGTAGCCGGTGCGATGCGCGATTCGATGCTGCGTCTGACGCGCCGTGTCGGTGTCCGAAAGAAGTACAGCATTGGTGAGGTGGATCTATGAGCGGGATGGACAGCGACTTCAGCGGGTTTAGCTACAGTGATAGTAATGCTAGCACGGGGTCTGATCAAACCCCCTCATACAACCCCGCTAACGATCCGACGACAGTCAACGATCCGTTCTCTTACTACGACCCTAACACGGGTAGCTACTTTACTGACGCGCCGACCCCAACTGAAAGTGATACTGCGCCTGCGCCTGCGCCTGCGCCTGCGCCTACATCGCGGGGTCTTGCCCCGGTGCCCGACGCGCCTGTCACAAACTTCTCCTTCCCCACTGGGCAGAATCTTAACGACATTCTGTACGGCTCTTTTTTTAATGTTGCTCCGGTTTACACCCCTGGATATTTAGAAGAGCTGGCTGCGATTGATGGTTTTACTGTCCCCCCTATAGCTCCGCCGCCTACACCTGAACCCGCTCCCGCTCCCGCTCCCGCTCCCGCTCCCGCTCCCGTAGCTCCTGCTCCCGTAGCTCCTGCTCCCGTAGCTCCCGCTTCTGCTTCCACGACGTCCCCTGCCGTCCCTGGTGATTACGGGCAGAAAGTGTTCGAGGCGCTTGATTATGGTATTTCAGGTGTACAGACTGGCACCTCTGGGAAACCGCAACTAGAAGCACTTGTTGAAGCAGGTCTTGGAAATGTCACGGGACTCAACCCCAACAACCCCGATCAGACTGCACAACAACTACTAAATACTTACAGCACGAGCGACTTCCTCGACAAGTACGGTCAGACGATCTTCTCTGCGCTGGGTCCTCCGGGGACAGGACTGTTGTTCGCTGCGAACCGAGGGCTGGGTGCCATCGCATCGGGGAAACTGACTCCCGGGCAGGCCATCACAGATTTCGGTCTTGGGCTGGTCTCCGCCATGCTGGGAGTGCCCGCAGGCACGCTGCGCGGAGCGCTCAATGGTGACTTTGGTGCGGCAGCTTCCGCCACGGTGCAAGGGCTGCTGAATCGGCAGTTGTCGCAGGCCACGGGCATTCCCGGTCTGTTGACGGGTATCCTACTCAAAGAGTCCGGTGTCGGTCCTGCTGCGGGGAACTTGGCCGATAAGGCTGTCAGCGGTATCATCCCTGACCAGAACTGGGGTACGACAGACCTGCTGTCCTCCGGTATCGACAAGGGGCTGACAACGGTAGGCGACCTGTTCGACTTTGACTTCGACTTCGGCTCCGACAGCTCCACGCCTGTGACGACACCCTCCGCAGACCGGTCCATGTACGACTCTGGTGATGCCCCATCTATACCGGACGCAACGACACCGCCTGATGAGGAAGAAACAAAGCCCCCGATGGTGGGCGGCGGCACTCCAGAGGCATTCGCGGGGTACACCTCACGCATACCGATCAGACGTTACATCGTGGAGACACCTGACGGGCCCCAGATCAAGTACGACTACGCCGAGATCCCCATCGGTTGAGGAGAGATAGATGATTGAGAACCCCGAAGATGAACTCCGCAGGCTCTTTCCCGTATCTACGCCGTATGTGGATGATTCCGGCACAGATCTGTTGGGGCTTGATTATTCCCAGTACAAAATCAACGAAGACCGAGATTACGGCACCAACTGGGGGGACTTTTTCTCTTCCCTCGGCAGGTCCGTTGCCGGTGCAGGTAAGGGCGTTGTCGACACCATCTTGAACCCATCCGGTTCGGGTCTGCTGGCGCTGATCGCGGCTTTGGCTTCGTCCAAAGAGCGGCTCCCAGCACGAGGTGGCGGCACGCGGATGGCCATGCCTGTTGTTCCCCGACGTGCAGCGATGGGCGGCATGATGCAGGCTTACGCCCAAGGGGGACAAGCCCGTGGCTACGCCCACGGGGGTCCTGTCCGCATGGAAGACGGTGGCTTCGTCCTGACCGAACGCGCAGTCCAAGGCGCTGGCGGTCCTCGTGGTCTGGCAGCGGTACTGCCCCAAGCACGCATGATCCGGGGCCCAGGTAACGGCACAAGCGACAGCATTCCCGCGACAATCAGTGGACCCAAGGGGCAGACTCCGGCCCGGGTGTCGAACGGTGAAGCCTACGTCCCTCGTAGTGCAGTGCAGCAAGCCGGGGGCCCCAAGCGAATGTACGGGCTGATGAGCGCCCTTGAGAGGAGAGCGTGATGGCAACTGACGTCACCACTACCGGAACCGCAGCACCACTAGACCCCTCGCAGTCGACGCTCAGCGTCAACTTTGCGCCGTATGTCTACGACATGCTGGCCAAAGGGCAGGCTGCGGCCAACCTTGACTATCTACCGTACACCGGACAGCGGTATGCGGGCCCCTCTGCACTGGAATCTCAGGCGTTTACCGGCCTTGGTGCGCTCGGTCAGTTCAGTCCAACGCAGTTCAGCTCCGGCTACACGGCTCCCGGATTGTCTGGAGCTACGCAGTTTGGCAATCAGTTCGCCGCGCCGGGGGCGTACAGTCCAACGCAGTTCAGCTCCGGCTACACCGCACCTTCTCTGTCTCAAGCCACACAGTTCAGCAATCAGTTCATCTCCCCCGGTGCGTACAACGCTGCGCAGTTCAGTTCCGGCCTTGGAGCGGTAGGTTCGGTGCAGGACTACATGTCGCCGTATCTGTCCAATGTCACGGACATCGAGGCGCGGGAGGCGCGGAGGCAGGCGGACATCAGTCGCCAAGCGGAGCAGGCCCGCCTTGCACAAGCAGGGGCATTCGGCGGCAGCAGACAGGCCATCATGGAGGCCGAGCGCCAGCGCAATCTCGGGACGCAGATCGGGGATATTCGGACCAAGGGCTTGCAGAGCGCCTACGACCGGGCACTGACCCAGCGTTTGCAGGAGTCCCAACTGGGACTTGAGGCTCAACGCGGGACGGAAGCATCTCGTCAGTTCGGTGCTCAACAGGGTATGACCGCTGCGCAACTTGCCGCCCAGTACGGGATGTCGGCACAGCAGGCACAAGAAACCGCCCGCCAGTTCCAAGAGCAACAACGTGCCAGGGGGGCAGAGTTTGGCGCAACACAAGGACTTGAAGCCCAACGCCTTGGCGAATCTTCTCGCCAGTTCGGTGCCCAACAAGGCATGACCGCTGCGCAAGAAGCGGCGCGGTACGGGTTGGCAGGTCTGCAACAGACTGAAGCAGCGCGGCAGTTCCAAGAGCAACAACGTGCCAGGGGCGCGGAGTTTG